ATGCCAGCGCCAGAATACGATATCGAACGCGCAATCTTCATTCGCTTCGCAATGGTCGGCCGCCCTGTCCTGAATGGACTCGCTGCGAAAGGCCAGCGGCGACGGCGTGATCCGCAGTGCTCCACCCTGTTTGCCCGCGACATTGTAAGTGCTTTGAGGGCGCAGATCGGCTTTAAACGCCACGGCAAAACTGTGGACGATGCGACCGTGCAGGAATTCCTGCGCGCCGCCATTTGGGAAATAGCTGTCGAGGATTGCGCCGTGCTCGTCGGCATTGACGCCACGCCAAGGGACGCGGCGAAGCGGGAGATCTCGAAGCGGTTGGCCGAGCGGCTCAAAGCCGAATTCGAGATTGTTTACGACCCGGCCTTCTATCACGGCCGCAGCGGAACAGGGCCGCTCGGGCCGAGGAGATAATTTCAAGGCCGGCTGCGGGGAATCGGAACAATGACGCCCCCGCTGGATTATCTTAGTGCCGCATAATTGTCTCAGCGGCACAGGTCCCCCAACCTGTTAATGAGTGCCCGTCCTGTCCCCCGGTGCGGGCACTCGCATTATTTGGCTTTCGCCAGATAGGCCATCACCTTATCCCGGTTCGGTCCCGCCTCGCGGATCGCCTCGAGCGCCTTCTGCCGCGTCACCTTCGCCGTCCGCATCAAATACGCGACCTCGTGTTCCTGCGTGGAAACTAGTTCGCGGTCGCGGCCCTGCTTCTTCGGATTGTCAGCCATATTCTCCTCCCTCGGTAACGAAAGATAGGATAGGCCATGGGCGGGGCAAGAGCGGGCGGGGATGCGGCATCGGTGCAACGCTAACGTTGCACAAACGTTGCAACGAAAAGGGGCCCCGCTTTCGCAAGGCCCCACTTTGCAACCAGCCAAAAATGCAAGTCATCAAACAGAGGGATACTACGCGGCACACGCTGTCAAACGCCTGTCGAGCCTCGCCAGATATGCGTTGCATATCGCTCACGTCCCCCATTTGGGTGAATGACACTTTGCCCGATCTGGTGTAACGCAACGGCAAGGCACAATTTCCACTCGCACTCGCAATTGGCGAGTTGGGCGGCATAGGGGCAATAGGAGGGGACATGGCCAAACTGACGTACTTCTTTCCAGGCGGTAAGTATCCGATGGACTACACGCCGCCGATAGGCAGTTACGACTACAATCCGTCGTTCAGAGATTTCGTCGATTTGGACACAGCTACGTTGGTTGGAACGCCGAGCTCGACCACGATAACCTTTCAGCTCGATAACGGTCTGAAGCTCAAAATCATCGGAACGGGCTTTGCCTTTGATTCGGATGGCGCAACGGGCGGCACGATTTCCCGAATCGACCTTCTGCTCAACGACGGCACCACGCTGGTCCAGCGGCTCGAGAGCCTTAATTTGTCTCTAGTCGCCTTCGAAAACGCCGCCGAAACCTACGACCCGTTCAAACTCGAACAATGGCTGATGAACCGCAGCGACACGCTTGTTGGTTCCGCCGGAAACGACGACATGTTCGGTTGGGGCGGCAACGACACCTTCTCCGGAGGACTGGGCGACGACTTCATGGTCGGCGGCCAAGGCAAGGATACGTACAACGGCGGGGCGGGCAACGACTACCTCAGTTTCCGCGACGCTTTCGACGACCCGGCCGCAATCCAAGGCATCAACCTGGATGCGGCAGCCGGGACGGTAACCGACCCATACGGCAATGCCGAAACGTTCACGAGCATGGAGTCGTTCGGCGGGACGCAGTTCGCCGATACGATACGCGGCTCGAGCGCGGATGAGCAATTCGTCGGCTTTGGTGGACGAGACTATATTGATGGTCGAGGAGGCTTCGATGAGATCCGCTTCCATCGCGACGCGGAAAATGGTGGATCACTGGGCGTCACCGTTAATCTCGCCACCGGAACGGCCATCGACGGTTTCGGAAAAACCGACACACTGGTGAGCATCGAAGCCGTTCGCTCCACCAACTTCGCCGATAAGCTGACCGGAAACGCAGGGAATAACTCTTTCCGGGCCATGGCCGGTAATGATTATATCGATGGCGGCCTCGGCGCTGACACAATGATCGGCGGCAGCGGGAATGACACCTATGTCGTCAATGAAAGCGGCGATGTGGTCAATGAAGTCGCCGAGGGCGGTAGCGGCATCGACACGGTCAGGTCGATGATCTCTTTCAGCCTCGTCACCGGAGCCAACGTCGTAGGAGCCGTCGAGAACCTGACACTGCTCGGAAGCGGCAACACGAACGCAACGGGCAACGGCCTTGCAAATACGCTGATCGGCAACAGCGGCAACAACATTCTGAACGGTTCGTCCGGGAAGGATAAGCTGACGGGTGGCCTCGGAAACGACAGCTTCTTCTTCAACTCGACGCTCTCCGCGACCAGCAATGTCGACACCATCACCGACTTCAATGTCGCCAATGACACCGTCAGGCTGGAGAACTCTGTCTTCACCGCGATTGTGGGCACAGGAACATTGACCGCAGCGCAGTTCGTCAACAACACAACCGGGCTTGCAGCCGACTCCAATGACCGGATCATCTATGAGAGCGATACCGGAAAACTGTTCTACGACAGCAACGGAAATGCCGCCGGCGGCTCGGTGCATTTCGCGACAATCGGCACAAACCTCGGAATCACCGCAGCCGACTTCTTTGTCGTATGACACGCAAAGAATGGGGCGCAGCCCAAGAGCTGCGCTCTTCACGCTTGCATTCGGTAGCTCCAGAGGTGCGAAACGAAGCATCCAGCGTGCCCAATCGCTGGCTCGTTACTTCTATGGGACCGGAAGAATGACTTCGACGAGCCATGAAACGCGCGTGCAACGCTGGTGAAACGCAACGCGCTAAGAAGACGCCCGCTTGTTCGGCGGGCGTTGAGCACCAACTATTTGGAAGGAAAGCATGGATAGTTTATCTCTCATTTGCCGCTTGGGCGAGTCATAAGCGGCCGTTTGGAGAGATACTCCATCACCATCTGGCGGTCGGGACCAATTTCGCGGATCGCCTTGAGCACCTCTTCCCTGGTCTTATTCGCGGCCCTCATGAGGTAGGCAATCTCATGCTCTTGGGTTGAGACAAACTCACTGTCGCGCCCCTTCTTTCTGAGATCGTCCGGCATTCTTCCCTCCTCTCATCCCAAGAGAAGGTAGGCACGAATTTTTACCCGGCAAGGTGGTATTTGCAGGACAGAAAAAGGGGCCTCGCTTTCGCCAGGCCCCGTTTCGCAAATCAGTCTACGCAGCAAGTCATCAAAGCGCGAGGGTACAGAGCTCCCGCTGTCCGGCGCCTGTCAACAGGTGAAGAATTTTAACTCGCAGCAATCACCGCTCCACCGCACCTCCGCTTGCAGCCATCAGCCTGGCGATCTCCCGCTCCAGCCGCTGCTGGTTTTCCTTCAGGTCGAGGATGATGTCGCGCTGGCTGTAGACGCTACCCTGCGCCTGCTTCACCTCGTCGATCTGCCGTTGATGATCGGCAAAGCGCTGATCATAGCTCGTCCAGACGCGATCGAGCTCCTGACGCGGTACCTGGGCATCCCTAAGGTCGTTCAGTGCCGCCTCCTGCCGCATCCTGTCCTCTGCCCCGCGCGCCGATCGCCATTCCATTTCCTTCTGCGTCACCATGTTTGCCGCCAGGCTGGCGACGGAGGCCTTCAGGTCGCTCGTCGCGGCATTGATCGGCCAATAGGCCAAAGCACCCAAGATGGTGCAGAAGGTCAGGGCGACGCCGAGCGCCTGCCAATGGGGCTTGTTCCGCTCCGCCAGATTTGTTGAGAGCGCGGCGACCGACGTCCGCATTTCATTGGCGAGAGAGGCAACTGCCGTTTCCATCTGCCGGAACCCGGATCGCATCTCCGTTTCGAGATCCGTCTGTCGGCGGCCGAGATTCGTGACGCGCTCGCCCAGCTGGGCGGTCATCGCATCCTGATAGTGCCTCTGAGCGTCGCTTCCGTTTCCGTTCATGTCATCATCCGCCATTATGTCCCCGATGCCCCATGCTTATGCGATCCAAGGAAATCGGCCGCCGCGGGGATGCGGCGGCCGTATGATGTCATTCGCCGATCGGCTTTCTTGCCGCCCAGCGCCCGTAGAGAGCGATGCCGGCGCCAATCACCGGGCCCAGAGCGATGATGAGCTCAATCATCTTCCCCTGAACCTCTGCCGGGAATGCGTAACCGAACAGGCCGAGCACGCCGGCGGCCGCCGCGAGAATGGCGCCGAGCGTTACCCGGCTCTGCCACCAAGGCTCATTATTCGTCGCCGCAATGATCTCCGGTGCGATCTTCTTTGTAACGGCCTCGGCGATGGGAGACACAGCGCCAGGCTGCGCTGGCACCGCAGGGTTGGCAACGGCGCTTACAACCGCACCGATGATCTTGTTCTCGAGTTTCTGTCTCGCGTCCATCGTCGTCACTCCGCTGCCTTGGCTTCGCGGAGCGCGAGCGTGATTGCCGCATAAGCCTCGGCGGCCTTCACGAGCGCGGTTGCCGCAGTGACGGAGCCCGGATCCTTGCAGATCGTTTCGAGAGCCGCATAGGCAGCCGCCTCTCGCGCGACGGTGCGCTGCTTGATGCCGCCGGTGCTGGCGACAATCACGAACGCCGAGTGAGCTGTCGCCGCAGCCGAGCAGATCTGCGGCAGGTTCTTTTGGATGGCGGTGTCGATGGACGAGGTAGTCTGGCAAGCGGACAGCGCAAAGGCCGCCGCTGCTACGAGGAGCAGAGACTTCAGCATGTGATTTCCTTTTGATGTTGGAGGTTTAAAGCTTGGCTTTTGCTTCGGCGCGCAGCTTGTCGCCGCAAGCCTTTGCGCCTTTCACGGACGGATCGAACGCGAGCCGCGTGAAATCCCATTTCCCGCGCTGCTGAATGCCCAGGTTGTTCTGGACTTCGGCATGAGAGAGGACAGTCGTGTCCTTGATCGGAATGGAGTAGTGCCGGCACAGATCGGCGACGACGGATGTCAAGGCATCGAACTGCTGGCCCGTCATCGGATAGATACCGGGGTCGAAAGGTGATTCTGTCGAGCCGCCCATGCAGCAGAGAGAGACGCCGATCGAGCCTGAATTGCAGTTAAGGGTATGGGCAGCATACCCCTTCTTCGCCGGCGCCTCGTTGAGCTTGATCGAAGGTATGCCCCGAACCAGCTTGCCATCTGCCTCGATCAGGATGTGGTAATGGCTCCGGTCGAACTCGCTGGCCTTGTGCGCCCCGGCCGTCCAGTGGCAGATGATCCGATCCATCTTCGCCCGAGGCATCCAGTCGGCCGGGACGATGGAGGAGGCCGGCGGCGGTTGCGGCATCGAAGGCGGTCTGTCACCTCGCAGCGCTTCGATCTCGTCCAGCGCAGTCATCGCTGCGATCGTCTCTGGCCCCGGATCGCCGTCTGGTCCGAACTTCGGGAGAGGGAAACCAAGCGCGAGCAAGCGCCGCTGCAGGGACTGCACGATCGTGTTCATGGGCCACCTTGTGTTTTGGAAGAAAACTGATCAGCGGGCTAAGCCGCACGGGGTATGGTGATCGGCGCTGGCCGGGCTTAGACTTGACTACGGTCGCCTTCCACCTCATGCGGCCCAGAGGCCCGTCACCGGCCGCAGCCCCTGGTGGGCCTCGCCCTTGTGGTAGGGGTAAATGAGCGGTATCGAATGCCGGCACGACGAATGCTCGTGAATAGGAAGCACCCATGAACGACAATGAAGCGGGCGAGCGTCCGGACGAATCCGATCTGCTGAGCGCGCAAATGGACTCTGGGATAGCGTTGGCTAAGGCCGGTAGAGCACGCCTCAGGCTCGCCCTCCCTCATCATCGCGAGCAGGTGATAAGTACCCACAGCACTGCCTTTCAAAGCCTGTGCAGGGTCTATGAGATCGCCGCGTTGACCGCCGATGATCTCCGCAAGGAAGTTCCCTGCCGAGAGGAATTGTTGGCCGAGTATGAACAGCTCTGCCGCGACATTCAGGCCGATGCAGTTGCGATGCTGGAAGGGCAGAAGAGCGACCGGTGGCGCTAGGACACCCCTTCCCTTCGGGTATTGAAGTGTCTGCCCTATGGGCAAAAAAACCCGCCGGAGCGGGGCTATTGCGCTCAAGCGCTCCGCACTCTTGAATTGCGCAACGTTGCTGATTCTCGGAGTAGGTACATGGACGATCCGATTGGAAAGAACCGGGCCGCTCTAAATGAAGCAATCGGTGACTTCATCGTTGAGTGGGCCCAAGTGGAAGGAACGCTGCACCGGATGAATAAAACGATGGCCCAAACAAATAGACTGTACAATGAGCGTTACGGGACAGCTTTACAGGATGTTCCCGACGAGGACTCACTTTCCGATGATGCGAAATTCAAGCGAGATAGAGATCGTTTCAAGAAGATAGCTGCAACGGCGGTCACAGGTTCTGAAGACAAAATCAAATCCATTGAGGAAGGCCTCAATAGAATCTACGACGCCCGCAATGACATTGCCCACCGCACTGAATTCTTGAACCCGGTCATTAACCCCCCCACGGTCTGCTGTTCCCCACGAGCAGTTCCAAAAGAGGTAAAGACGGCCCTCCCTTGGTATCACTCCCCTGATATTGTTTACACGCTGGACAATGTTCGTATGCTCGCAAGAGAGGCGCGTGCATTGAACGTGCTAATCAGGAGCTTCTTTGGCGCACAGATCAGCCAAATTATGAAGGACAACAATCTTACTCCAGAGGAGATTGAGGAGCGCAACTTCAGTAGGCGAAAGCCTCGATCGGAGTAATCAAATGGGCGGTCTCCTATCCCCCTCCAGCCTCGCCCGAATAGCAGCAGCGCAAAGCGCCAACGCTGGCTCCGCCAACCCTTCAGCCTTTGATGAATTGACCTGGGCCTTTGGCATATCCTGACCGAACGTCACCGCCAAAATTTCTGCCCCGGGGCACAGGGACGAAGAGAATCGCCAGGCGGCGTCAACGGACTCAGAGAACCTGGGCATCTTCACGGGCTTCCCGTCCTCTCTTACCCAGTGCGCTTCTAAAGGATCCGCATCAGTTGATCCGCCTTCCACCATTTTGTAGCCGATCAGTCGGCCTAGAATGACATCGAGGCGACGATCCGAGCCAGTCGCCCCTTCGACTAATCTCAAGATCCTCTCTAAACTCATCCGTTCCTGGCCTCCACCACAGTGCCCGTCTACCACTTGTCGAGATTCAGGCCAACCTGTAGAAGCCTTGAATGTCCGCATGAGCAGTAGAGGGCCGACAAATGCCATTTAGAGATGCAAGGATGATCTTCGTCGGATTCGAGATTTCCAAGCAGGATTATCCAGAGCTTCTGAAGATTAGCAGCGACCCCCTCCCCGAACGTTTCATCAGTTGGAAGCTCCAGATGGAGAAGCTCATGGGCAGGGCCACGCGCGGTGACTGGATCTTCCATGAAGGAGTAGAGGTTAAGCCGGAGAGTTTGGTTTACTGGTGCGAGTCCAACGGCCGCCCAATCGATAGGGACAGCCGGAAGGCATATATCCGAGAAGTCTTCATTCAACGGGAAAGAATCCAACCGGATTGGTCCGTCTACAATAAGATCACCCCGCTATCTCTTTGATCACGCGATTGCGTAATTCGTCCGCAGGGCTGCCAGCAGGTCTGTCAGCAGCTGCACGTTCGTGAAGCTGAGCGCCTGATCGAAGATGAATATCTGGCTCGCCTTCGCTGTCCAGCCTTCGTAGGAAGTGCCGCTGTAGTGGCCGATCCACGTCTCGTCGTTGGCGAGCGCCTGAACGTTGTCAGTGTGCGTGAGCGAGTACACCCCGAGCGCCCCATTGTTGATGCGCCACTGTGATGCCTTCACCGCGTCGCGATAGGTCAGGGCATAGATCGCCGCCGTGCTGCCAGATGGCAAGCTTGCGACGGCGACATTGTTGAAGTTGCCAGCACCACGGCCGGTGTTTGAGAAGAACAGACGGCCGTCGTTCAGCACGCCGAACATGCGCGTCGCCCGCACCGTGGTGCCGTCGTTATAGATGCCGCCACTGATCAGCACCTGATTGGTGGCTGTCGGCGCCGTCGGCCGCGTCATCACGGTGATGAAGGTGAAATCCTGAGTCGTGAAGAGCCGCCGCACCCGCATGTCAGAGCGCAGCGCATGCGCGATCGTCGCGAAGTCGAAGCTCGGCCGGCCATTGAACGCAGGATCGGAGGCGATCCGCGATGGCGTGCGAGTCGCCGAAGCGACCACCTGGCGGCCGAATGCCTTCTCCTGCATCCACATCGGATCGACGGCGTCGAAGCTGAAAGCGTCGATGTAGCCAACAAGGCCGTTCTTCTTGAGCTCGAGCGCGACCAGATTTTCGTCGTCGGGATCGGCAGCAAACAAAGGCGCCTGCGCGTCCGGCCTGAGCAGGCCCGGCTCTCGGATCAGAAAGGACATGAATGGTTTCCCTTATGCAACGTTTACGAGGTCGTGGCAGAGCCACTTCTGGAGCGCACCGCCATACAGAGAAGCATCGGCGGAACTGTCGCGGATGTTGGTGAGCGGCGCGTTTGCCGTGCCGGCATTGGCATTGATCGTGCCGGTGTAGCCGAAGCCGAGCTGCAGCGTCGCGGCGCCAGGGTCGCCAGACAGCGTGACAATGATGTTCGTGCCGGAGACGGCGACAGTGGAGATGGTCACGGGTGTTCCGCCGGTCTGGAACAGCTCGAGGCCGGAATTCGCTTTCGCCGGCACCTGCGTCGTGTCGATCACGAGGTTGCCGGTTCCGCCTGTCGTCGCGACTGTAATCGTCGCGCCGGCGCGCACAGCCGAACTTACCCGCAGCGGCGAATAGCCGGCCGCCGCCTGTATCGCACGCCAGGCGCGCGCCACTTCCTCCGCATGGCGGGCATAGCCGTTCGCGACCATGTGCATGCCGTCGCTGGCATAGGCGAGCGCGTATTTCGGGCCGACGAGGAAGATCTTCGTCGGGTTCGCCTTCGCCGCCTCCAGCTGGCCGATCGGCACGCCCGAGGTCGCGACACCGGAGCGGGTCCAGCTCGAAAGTTGGTCGATGATCAGCTTCACGTCTTCGGTCTGGCCGGTGATTGCCTTGATGTCGGCATCGAGATCGGCCTGCAGCTCCTCGAGGTTGTCCTGATACTCTGCGGCCGTGGTCGCCGCCGCATTCCCCTCGCCCTGCACGAAGATGACCGCCGGCAGGCGATAGGCCATGCCGAGCAGACGAGCGGCATTATAGGCCCGCCGCACCCCGACGAGCAGGTTGGTATAGGGCACCGTTCCCTTCTTCAGCGAGGCGTAGGAGCTGGCGCCGATGCCATGCGCCGTCACCAGCGCCGCATGCGCGGCCGAGAGCGCGTTTGTCCCGGCAAGCACCGCCGCGGCGAGCCGCGCCCAGCCGGTCTCGCCATAGTTCCCGGCCGTCTTCTCGAAGGCATCGGTCAGGTGATCGAGCAGTGCCACGTCCTGCCGCCGGTCGCGGTAGACCGGCGAGTGGTCGAGGTCGAGGGTGCGAATGCCGGATTTGAACATCAGCGACCGTGCGGCGAATGTCGGCGTCGGGTTGAGCAGCGCCCCGGAATAGGCACCGACGGCAAGCGACTGACCATAGGTGACGATGTGAGCGATCGTCGTCACGTCGGGATCCAGCCCCGCCGTCGGCTCCATCTCCTGATATTCAAGGTACACGCGCCCGCCGCGGTTGACATAGTAGCGGCATTTCGAGCCGGCCATCGCCGGATTATAGGCATCGCCTTCGAAGCCGCCGGCGACCTCGAAGACGAGGCCATCATCGCGCTCGACCATCACCTTGCGATTCGGCGAAGTGCCCGTGACATAGGTGATAAAGCGCTTATAGCCAGGTGCTTCCAGAGGATGGATCGATCCGTCCTGGCGAATTGCCACATGCACTTGGTCATTGTCGTCAGTTGCGAGAATTGCCGCATACTGTTCGCTGAAGATGGCCGATGGCAGCGGCTTCTTGTTGATCTCGTCGACTTCGGTCTGGTCGGCCTTCTCGGCAATCGACGCGTTCAGCGCCGACTGGTCGGAGATCTCTCGGAATGGCAGCGCCGTGCTTCCGATCGTGATCGGCGCTTCTGCAGCACAGACGTATTGCTTGCCGCCGTTCGCGGTCCCGTTGCGGATGAAGACCGCTGCGCCGAGGATTTCCGTTCCATCGTTCGCGTCGGCGCTTCGAACTGCAGCACCCGAGGCCTGCACATCATAGATACCGTTTTCGCTGAGCGTGGCTTGATTTTTAAGGAGCACCCGATCGCCCGTTGCCAAGGTCACACCGTCGAGCGTGTCACCATTTTCAAGAGCTGTCGCGATATTGACGTTCCCGGTCGAAGCCGCAACGACCGGAATCTTCCATTGTGTGCCGCTTGCTACGAGGGTGTAGGCGTTATCGAACTGCGTCTGCAGAGTGCCGCCAACTACCGACCGGATATCAGACTTCTTCGGCTCGATCGGATCGCTTGCAGGGCCATCAGCGTACACGCTGTCGAAGGCCGACTGGATTTCGTTTCCCATCAAATTCCCCATGAGAATAGCTCTGGCTTCGCCAGGGCGTTAGTTTGGTGGATCAGACTATGGTGACAGCCAGAGGACCCGAGTGCGGGCCTTCCACGCCCGAGCCGTTCACAGGCAAGGCGTAGTAATCCCAGACGCCCTGCGGGGCGCAGGAGGCCGTTTCCTCGAACATCACGACGTCATCGATCGATCCGACGAAGGTTGAGCTTGCGCGAAACGCTACGGTGTCGCGCGCTGCCGTGGCGGTAATGCTCTCGAGGAACGTGCCATTGCCGGTGCGGTCAGGGCTGTCGTTGAAGACCGTGCCGGCGGTAGAAATGCGGGCGCGTATTTCACCAGCCGAATAGCTGGACACATCGAATTTGATGCGTGCCTTTTTGCCGTTGGCTGTTGCGGCGGCCTGCGAGATCACGGCCGCGGTGCCAGCTGCCTTGTGCGCCTTGCCGCCGCTGATCGTCCAGCCGGTACCCTTGGTCCAGACGGTGTCGCTGTCGAACCCAGGATTACTGAGAAGGTTCGTCCTGGTCGCATCCCCATCGGTGAACGAGTAGCTCGCTGACGGCGCGACAGCTCGTGTCCCCACAAGGGTTGCTGTGTCAGGGTCAAATGCTGCGCCTGTAGCCACGCGGTAGATATTGACGGTCCGGACATGGGAGTCGTTCCCCGTTGAGAAGCCGAAGACGGCATTCCCGAGACGCGGAGCTGAACCACTGAGCGTGAAAGTTGCAAGCGCTGCCGGCGCCGTCTGGTCCGCGGCCGAAAACACCTCTTCTGTGATCGACCAGTTGCCGTAAGTGCCCTTGCTGGTGATGAATGCCACCTGGACGTCCAAGTCGCGGTCATTCGGGACGGTGTTTGTGTCCAATGTCACAAAGCCGCCAGCTGGCTCAGCATCGGGTATCTGCTGTTCCACCCAAGGACCTGGAGACCCGCTGCCCGTGTCCGATACTCGATAGCGAACGGTCGGGGTCAGGCCATCATCGTCGGGATCGACGATGACGATGCGAAGCGAGACGGAACCGGAGCTCGGCACAGCCTGCACCGTATTCACCACGGGCACCGGAATGTCGGACACCGCTGGCTTGATCGGAACAGGCGGCTGCTGCCCTTCATCGACTGCCGGGTTCCAGTCGTCGATGTTGTCCGGATGCAGCATGATATCCATGCTGAAGCCGCCGGACATCAGCGCCAGAATGGACTTCCGGTTCTCAATCAGCTTCCCATCCAGACGCGGGATCGAGAATGGCGTCTGCAGTCGTACCCAGCGGCTGTAGACCGCGTTAATGCCAGACAGGCGTACATCGAGAGAACCGGACACCTTCTGCTGAAGGCGGCGCCAGTCTCGAATGCCGAGCCGCCTTGCCTGGCGCCATTGATGGCACCAGGAGTAATCGGCTTCCTGCGCAAGAACCCGACCGGCGACGAGCTGGGCATCTACATCCTCGAACGAATCCGTGTCCGATGTTGCGTAATCGATCGCCGGATAGGTGAACTTCGGGATGAGCTTGTTGACCTCGTCCTCGAAGAGCACATCGTACTGGATCTGGTGTCCGACCAGGTCGGCGTCCGTTAAGGTCGCGACGCGACTTTCCCGGAACTTGCCGACGGTGAACAGCAGGGCTCCGTCGCCTCGCTCGCAGATCCAGCCGTCGCAGGAGGCGAGAATAGCGTTCGTGGCCGCTTTTGGCCCGTTCTCTGTCGTATCCCAACCGTTGGTCTCGTAGCGCTTCTCTGTGCCGCCGGCGGCAAGCGCGACGTCCTCATCACAGATGTTGGCCTCTTCGATCCACATGTCGAGGACAGGCAGGATCGCCCTGTTGAAATCCCGACGGTGGCCGAATTCGTTGAAGCATTGATGCCAGCACATGATCAGTGCTGAATTGCGTGACCACACCCATGCGCTTGCGTTCTCCGGATCCGAACTGATCCGGTAGTCGAACACATAGGCGCCGTCGACCTCAGCAGACATCCGCGGCGCGTTGTATGGGAACCTCTTGTTAAAGTCCTTCTGGCTCGGGGTTCTCGCGATCATCGCGAGAGAAGCCTGCCCGTCGCCGCGGTGATTGTTGGTCCAGATGCCCTCGGAACCGAGATAGGTGACGATCTCGGAATAAGCTGTTTCAGGAGAAAGCCCGAGCCGGTGGAAAACCTGAACCTTCTGATCGCCATAGCGGCCGCCAGGCAGCCCGTTTACATAGTTGCCGGCGCCGACGGTTACCTCATCGTCGTGGAGGTAATACCTGTTGATTGCCTTTATCTTGTGCCCGGCGATCGCCTGCACCGAGAACAGGCCTCCCCCTTTCGCCTCCCAGAGCATGTAGGCTCCGGCGACACGGGTGCGGCCAACAACCCAATGCCGATAAGGCACCGACTGGGTAATAGGCACCTTCCCGTCTTCCGGCTTTGGCGGCTTCGGTGCCATCGCAGCCTGCAGACCGATCGAAATCGCCGTCGTTGCAATGGCGGTCGTTACCGAGCCGAGAATGCTTGCAGTCGTGGCGCTGAAGCCGAGGCTTGCGAAGAACGACGTGAAGATCGGCGTGAAGATCGGGTCGAAGGCAATCTGGCTATAGAGGGAAGTGCTGTTTGCGAGATCGAGCCCATTCAGGATGTAACGGGTTCTCACGACGGCAGCCGCCATGCGGCCACATGCTGAGCAGCCTTGGCTACGACGCGGCCAGGCGTGAGCACGGCCCAAAGCGGGCCGAACCGGATGGCGCCGACAAGAACCTTCCCGTCTACGATGGCGGATTGCGCGCGAATAACGCCGATATCGCCGGTTTCAGGCTGCTGGACGCGTATCAGCCCAAGGGGCTCGACTTGGCCTGCGAACAGAGCAACCACGCCACCGTGCGCTTCAATGATCCGCTGGGCCTCATCTGCCGTCGAATAGGAGCCACGGAACGCCTCTGCAGGATCAACGCCAACGTTCTCCTCGACCCAGCGGGCACAGAACGTCGTGCAATCGTCGCCGCCTGCGCCACCCCACCTGAAGCGGTGCGGAAGCGCCAAAAACTCGTGCAATGTCATGCGTGCCTCAGTAGTTGGGCCATACCGGCTGCGTGCCGCGTGCCAAGCGCGCGGTTTGCTTGCAGAAATCATCAGTCGGCGAGATCGCCTTCTGCATCGCGTCCGACCAGAGGGACCGCGATGCACGGGACCGGGTATTTTCGCCCGCCACAACGGCGAGACTGAGGGCCAGGGTTGCCGTTTCTCCCTCGCGAATTGGCGGCTTTCCCTCCTTCGGGTGGGAGGCAATGCCGGTCCAAATCGGAATGATCGTGCTCATGGGCTGGTAGTAATCATCCAGTGTTGTGAGACCGATTTGCACCAGCTTGCCGCGGACCGGCGGGATGCTGTCGAGCATTCTTGCGCCGGTCGCCGGGTCGATGCCCGATACAGTGAAGTCCACCGCATCTGACGTCCCATTCACCAGCACCTCGAGCGAGGGAATACCAATGAGGCGCCCTCCTCCGAGATAAACGGTCCCGTCAGGATCGATGCTGTCGAACCCGATCGGGATGTCGTTGACCCCGAAGTAGATGTGCAGAGCCGGATCGGTATCGATGCGCAGGAAAAGCCCGAGCTGATGGCTGCCGCGCATCGCCTCGGTCACATTGTCCGGAACCCAGCCCATCAGAAGGCCTCGACGAACTGGAGCGTCGGCCGGGACTGGTACCAGCCCTCATAGTCCCAGGGCAGCGTAAAGCCGCGCGGAAACTTCATGACGCACATTGGCCTGGCGAGCTCGACCCTCGTGCCGATCGCTGTTGCCTCACGCAATGGAGGCGATATCGCCAGCGAGTAGATCGGGTTCGTCTCCTCGGTCTTGGAGATCACCTGCCAATAGCGATAGGCTCTCCATCCCTTTGACGGATGATAGATGGAGAACCAATCCGACCAACGCAGCGGCCTCGCTGCGTTGGTTACCCGAATGTTCAGGATGCCTGCGCCGAGGGCGGCGGACTGTGTCAGGTGCGCGTAGACCGTCGCTTGGCTGTAGCCCGCGCCATCCGAAAACAGCGAGCCGTCGGAATGGGGAATGCCGGTCGTGATGGGCCGCCGCTTGCCATTGATGACCGGGAACGGTCCGATGCCATCGTTGATGATCGGTACGTTGAAGAAGCGATGCCCGCCGTTCCCGCGCGCCCCGAGCCAGTTGATGATCTCGTGGCGCTCGGTGTCATCAGCCTGCAAAACGCAGTTTTCGTAAGTGCAGGTGACTATACCGCCGCCACTCGTCTCGATGCTGATAGATTCTCCGACGCCATTTACGCCACCATCGATCCCAGACCCGGGATTGTCGAAGCTGGCCCGGGTTGGCCGCAGATACATGATCGGGACTGTCGGCTGACCGGTGTAAACTGCCATGATCAGCCTTTCCGAGAATTGAACTTCTTCTGGTTGTCGCCGAACCCGGATCGCGCCTGATCTTCGTTGTACCGGTAGAGCGCTTCCTGGGCGCCCTGCCGGGACATTTCGCGGATCTGGGCGTCGCTGTTCGCTCCCTGGACATAGACGTTCAGCTGCGGCCGCTGGTTGCTGGTCGACCGGGAGCCGTTATCGTTCAGAGCCTGCATGAGCTTGTGGTTGCTCGTGACGCCGGAGCCCTGTGGAAGATTGACCAGCTCCGGACCCCGCTCGCCGACGATCGACAGGCCGCCCGGGGCATAGCTCGTGCCATTTGCGAAGAGGCCAATCCCGCCGCTGAGCATCGCCGATGCGAACTGGCCCGAGCGCGAGAACACGCTCATGCCGAAGGATGACAGGCTGCTTAGGAGACCGGAGCCGCCGCCACTCGCGCCCGAGGCGAGCACCTGGCCGAACTGGCTGAGGCCGCCCCCGAACTGCCCGAGGCTGCCGCTGGCCTTCTCCAGCGCGTTGTTGAACTTTGCGACATAGGCGTTCCCGGTCGTGCCGAGGATATCCGCACCCATGCCGCCCTTACCGACAGAGCCGGGTCCGCCGAACCACGCCTGCGCTGCGCCCGATGCGCCGTATTTGTCGACATAGCCGCCGAAGCGATGATTGAAGATCGAGTCCTGCGCTGACGGATCGCGCAAGAACTCCGATGCTGACAGCCGACGCCCGAGCGCCGCCTCCGACCAGGGACCGATATTCGCGCCCATGACTTGATAGGCGCCATAGGCACGGTCTCCCGATCGTGTGATCGGCCCGAGCGCGCCGTAGTTACCCCCGCTCTCGATCGACTGGATAGCCTTGGCGTAGGCATTGATGCCGCCGGCTGAGCGGTTGTCGTTTGCCGCCTTGCCGCCATAGCCCAGCAGAGCGCCGAGTGTAGTCGTGGCCGCGCCGCCTCCGACGGATGCTGAAGACGAGGTGCCGCCGTTGAAGAACATGTTCACGAGCGAGTTGGTGAGCCGCTCGATCGCCTGGTCGCTTGCTTTGGCCAAAGCATTGAGCAGCGCGTTCTTGATCGCGTCGCCCATCGCCTTGCCGATATCGCCGCTGTTTTCGAGCAGGCCGTCACGGAAGTCGGTCAGGAAGCTGCCTACCAGTTCCCGGTTCTGCTCGCGCTGAAGCTGCGACCGGATGGCGTTGGCCTCCTGCGAGTTCAGGTCCTCGTTCATGCCATAGCGGCTGAGCGTGCTGGCGACCTGCCGGTCGATCGCGCTACGCTCGGCCTGACGCTCCTGAAACGAGACGTCGAGCCAGAAGTCAGCCTTGGCTTCAGCCGCCTGCCGGTACGCTTTCGTGACGTCGTCGACCTTCTCCTTTTGCTCCTCGAGCTCGAAAAAGTTCGGCTTCTGTCCCGGGACCGGAACGTTCGTTAAGCGGCCATCGGGATTGAGGATGGTCGTGGCATCCGGATCGCCACTCAGTTCGATGTTCGGGCGCCGCGACGGAACGGCCGGATTGAGAGGCACGAAGTCCGCCGTGCGCATCGTCCGGCCGTTGTCAGTGAAGAACGAGCCGGAAATGATGTCCTGTACATTGGTGCCGCCGGCGATGGCCGCAATCCATTCCGCCCTCGCCTGCTTTGCAGCCTCGATACTGTCGCGGATCGATTTGGTGATGAGATCGAAAGCATCACGGAATCCGAGAACGGACTTGATGCCGTAACGGTCGACAGCTTCAGACAAGAGGCGCTGAGCGTTGTTGATGTCGGCTATCGATGCCGTGCCGTCGTCAAGACGTTGGCGCAGATCACCGAAGGCCTGCGAGAAGTCGCGGATGAATGCAGGATCCGCATCGATACCGCGGAGCCCCCGCACGGCTTCGGAGAACTGCTGCCCGATGCCCTGCAACTGCTCGCCAAGGCCATCGAGCTCACGGCCAGCCAGGATCTCGGAAGCCTCTCGGCCCTGAGTGATCTTGTCGGCGCGATCGAGCTCGTCGACATAGGCCTTCAGCTGCGGCGCGGCATCTCCCCAGAGCGCGGCCGCGCGCCGGATCAGATCGTTCTGCTCTTCAAACAGAGTGTTCGTCTTGCCGGTCCCGCCTTCGGCCGTCGTGAAATACTGGACGAGAGCAGCCACGCCAGCGGTCAATCCGATCGTGACCACCGACACCGGGTTGATGAGCGACGTAAAGGCAGCCGCAAGGCCGGCAACCGGCCTTTCCATCGATCCAACGACGGCAGCGAGCTGCGTGCCCTGCTGCAGGCCGATCATAAGCGGGTTCATGCCCATCGCCGCAGTGACCGCGATGTCCTGAAACTGGAATGCCGCATTGGCAGAGTTGAAGCTCTGCGCACCTCCCCTGTTGCTGTTGGCGGCCTTCACCGCGGCGCCGGCGGCCGTCGCTGAAGTTTTTAGCCGCTCATAGGCTTGGCGTTCCCGATCGAGCGCAGCGGTCATCTCCTGGGCGGTGATGGCGCCGAGCTTATGCGCACGCTGGATCTCACCAACCGACGCTTCATAGTCGCGCGTGGCCTTTGCCAACGGCTGATACTTGAGCGTCAACCTTTCAACTTCCATCCGGAAGGCGCGGACGTGCTCGTCCTGCGAGCCGAAGGAACGGCCGAGATCGTCGATCGGCGGCTTGAGCTTGCCCGCGCCCTGCCCCGCTTTACCGAGAGCATCACCCAGCTGCTCGACCTCGTTCTCGAGCTTTCCGACGGCCTGCTGCGTCCGACCGGCAGACGCCGTAAGCTGATCGAGATCAGCTGCACCCTTGGCCGCCGGAGAGCTATCGATCTTGAAACCAAGGGTCGCTTCGGTCATTCGTGAACACCTACAGCACTAGAAGCGGGGAGATACATGCGATTTGCAATGTTGGCGGCGGCAGTCTTGGCCGCATGGAACGCACACGCTAGCGAGACGGTGACCGATCGAGATTGCCGGGAGCGGCTATCTGAGATCGAACACGGCAAAATGAGCGCCGATGACACGCCAGTTCTGTCGAACTGCGCAATGAACGGATTCATCTCGGCTGGAGATATCGAACGTGCTTACGAGCGCGCCAAGAAGGCCCGTCAATAAGCCGCGTCATTTCCGCTTGCCCGGGAACAGCGCGTCGAACAGACGCGCAGTGAGCGGACGCTCTGAGACCGGCGCATTTTCCGGATCAGGCGCCTCATCCTTGCGCGCCATGACTTCGCGGCGCTTCAAATCCATCGCCAGAATGGCATCCAGCTGCCACTGCTTGAGGACGAGGCCGCGAAGCCTCGCCCATTCTCCGATCGACTGGAACCCGAGAGCGTTGGGCCCGTAGCCGTTGCCGGTGCGCTGCGCATCAAGCTCCTGGAACCAAAACCAGACTTGTTGGCCGGCGGCCGGTACGATGAGCTTCCGCCCCTCCTGCTGATCGACGATAAGCTGACAGAGCCTGTCGATCAGCCCTTTGTAAAAGATGCGCGGCGCGCGGCCTTCGCCTCCACCTGATCACGGATGATCTTGAACTTGGTGTAGAGGTTCCGGACGTTCTCTTCCGAGAAGGGAACAACCTGGCCGGCGATCTTCGGGTTAGGCGCCCAATGCGTAGTTGCCTTCGCCAGGATGGCGATCAGACGGGCGTCTGCTTCATCCGCCAGCGGCTCGCCAAGGCTCTCGCGCTCGGCCGCCTTCTTGGCAAACTCCGCGGCGACTTCCCGCATTGCCTTCTGCATGCGGTCGCTGTCCGGGCCAACGACGCCGATCTTGAGGCCGATCGGATTGCCCTGCTCATTTACGATGGTGATTTCGATGCCCTCTTCCTGAGACTGGACGAGGGCTTCGAGGCCGGAAAGGTCGACGAACTCTTCAGACATCAATCACCTCAACCGATCGGAGCGATCGTCAGGATCGGCGAGTTGATCTCGACGTTCCCCTGCAGCAGGCGGGCGGTGTTGGCGCCGCCGCCGTTCTCCTGGGCGGTCATGATGATCCCGTAGAAGTATTTGATTGTGCCGACTGGAACGGTCGTGGCGGTGTGCGTGCCCGACTGAGTGCCGGTGGTGTTGATCGCAGCGCCGCCCGCGGTTGCCGCTACGCTGAAGGCATCGGTGGTGGGGCTGACCACATAGTAGGTTGTGCCTGCCACGAGACCCGTCGGCAGAGCGCCGGTCGTGCTGAACTTGATCGGCGTGCCGGCAGCAAGGCCATGAGCGGTCCACGAGATGACGCCAGGGGATGCGATCGTCATCGTCACCGTCGACGTCTTCGCCGGCGGTGCGTCGTCAAATGCGAGCTTGAAGGGATAGTTGTAGTCGGTCTTCTCCGCCGCGATCAGCGCGATCTGGCCCGCGTCGGTCGGCAGAATGATGAAATTGTTCTGCATCGAGCCAGCGTTGCGCGTGCCCTTCGCCTTGAGATCACGCCCGGAAGAAATGACGGATTCGGTGATCAGCGTTGCAGCGTCGCCGATCGCGCCCATGGTCTGCCAGCCCTTGACCTCGGTGAAGCTCACCGACGTGAACAGGGATTCGATGACGTCAGCATCGTCCGGTACGGAGTTGACGGCCGGCCCGATATAAATCTTCGCGCCTGCCACAGGATAAAGCTGGGGCATTGAGTTTTCCTCTCATGTCTGATTGCGCTTGCCGAAGGCGCGGAACGGCAGGGCCAATCAGGCCGGAACTTGCGGATAGCAGCGCCACCGGGTGGTGACGGGAATGTTGTGATGGGTGTCGCCTGTCACCAGGACGCCGATCTCCGGATCCTCGTCGATGCGAACCTGCGTGTCGGTCCGGAACAGCTTGGTGCCGCGGCGAAAGTGCCCGCGCAACTGGCCGGCGACGTCGTAGCCGTCGACGATGGCCAATCCCTTCGGCCACATGACGTTGGTGCGCATGAAGCCTTGCCGGATCGGGTCCATGACGAGGGACAGATCGGTTTCGATCGAGCGGTTGAAATGCACCTCGACCGAGACGAACTTGCTTGTCGCCGTCGGCGTGAATGTCTGCCCGGGCAGGACGATGGTTACGCCTGCCGGTGGAACGAAGGCCTGCATTTGGATGAGCAGCGCCTGATAGATTTTCTTTTCAACGGTGTCAGCCATCTGCTACCTCTAGGCCCATGGCCGATAATCACCCGCTCAGCGACGAAGAGGTTTACGACCTCATCCATCAAGCCCTTGCGTTGCTGCTCAACCGCACCGTTCGCACGAAGCACGCTCAAGACGTGATCTCCATGGCGATCCGAGATCTGTCGATTATTCAGGCTGCTTTTCTGAGCCTTTCCGAAGGCGTCAATCTCTCTCAAACCGACCGCGAACCTTAGCCTCTGCTGCGGCCACGGTTTGCGGCCAGGTCTGGGCCTCGGCGTCGACGAAGCCGTATCCCGTCTGGTTATAGACCCTCCCGAGGCTGTCTTCGCCGACGAAGCCGTAGTTCATGCGCGGCCCATAGGCGGCCTGCAATCCGAGATAGAGCGTGCCACCGACTTCTAGGTTCGAGATGATGAGCTCGATCTCGCCGCTACTGTCCGGATAGGCCTTCTCACCTTGATCGACCGTCGGCATGGCCGAGGTGGACGCCATCAGGGAGTTCTTGAGGTTGCCGGTATCGACCGGCATTCTGCCTCCGGCAGCCACCGACGTCCGCACATTGTTCGCGACCATCTGCGCGGCCTCGCGCAACACAGCCTCTTGCCGGGCCTTCTCCTGCGTCACCCATTCAGAGACCTGGGCAGCGAAACTGTTCTCCGCCATCAGCGGCCTCGCGATCTCGCGTATTCTTCCGCGAAGTCAAAGTTGTATTCGACGTGGCAGCGGCAGCCGATGATCTCAGCCGCGCCGGCGCCGAGGCTCGTATCGCCCGGGAAGCGCAGCAGGGCGCCCGACGGCGATTGAAACGGCAGATCCATACCGGCGAGCTCGTCGCCGCTCAGGGCCTGGTGTGTGTGGCGCACCCGGCCGTCGCCGACAGAACGCCAGCGCCTGGTTACGAGAGCAGCATCGCGGCCGGCGCGGTCCAGCCCCTGCTGGTATGCCTCGTGCTTGGCCGCATGGACCGATGCCTGCGTTTCCGTCCGCGCGATCGTCTGGGCCCGAAGCTGGACATATCGGTCCGCAAGCCTCCCGGTGATCTTTGCGACGGCGTCGGCCGGTAGCGGCTTGCCTTCCCGAATGGCCTTGGCGACCTGCCGGTCGAAGCGCTTGTCGCGACGCGTCAGCGTCAGGTAGTGCTTCATGCCCTCAACATCGCCCGACAGCAGCGCCGTGCGCGCGTTCTCGACGGTGCGGGCCAGCTGCGACGTCATGCCGAGCAAGCCACCCTCGCGGCGCCCGGTGACCTTGTTCACCCGGCCGGCGATATCGAGTGCGATCGTGTTCGGCCCCTGCCCCTTGGCATAGCCGGCTTCGATCCGCTCCCGGGCCATCTGCTTCGTGTCTTCGGTGACATGCGTGATCATCGTCGACGAGGCTTCGCGGATAATCTGCTCGGCGCGCTGGTTCTGAACGTCCCAGCGGAAGACGACACGGCCGCCCATCGGGTCTGCCAGGCGGGGCATGTTCTTGGCGACGAGGAGACCGCCGGCGTTGAAGGCGGTGCGGATCGCTTCGGACAGCGGCCGGAAGGCAGCCGGGTCGATATGCAGCGCCGCAATGGCGCCCTCGATGTCCCGGCGCTCGAGCCGCTCGACGACTTCGCGAAGCACGATCTCGGATTTGATGTCCTCGATCGCCTCGCGGAAGGCCTTCTCCATTACCGGGGAAAGCTCGTCGATGAGCGCGTCGAGCTGCTGGCGAAGGGTTGCCATTACTCCGCGGCGCCGGCCTTCTCGCCCTTCTTGGCGACCTTCTCCTCAGGCATCTTTTCAGCGATGCCGAGATTGATCAGGCCCTGGGCGAGCCCGCCCGACAGGTCGGACGCATCGACGACGTCGCCGACGGCGTGGGAGTTATAGCCCTTCACGAAGCGGATTTTCATGGCTGGAATCCTCTCTTTTCAACATTAGCTTTCGATAATAGTCTCTTGCCGCCGGATCGCAGGGGAGCGAACCAATGGAAGAGTTTGAGCCTGTTCTAGTCAGAAATGTCCGCCATTCGGATTTGGAGCGGCTTTGCAAGTCGGTGAAGACGTATGCTGGTTGTTACGTTCTCAAGGACCCTAGCGCCGAAGCTGAAGCATCCGGTCTCGATGCTCACTGCTGGTTCCCGTCGCGCGATGATAGCGTCTTGTTCCAGCTCCAGTGGTCGGCGCCTGGTCACGACTAAGAGGCGATCCGTCCCTGGACGATGAAAACGACGTTGGTCAGGCCGTCGTAATTGTTCGGGTCCGCATTGATGATGCGGAATGTCTTGCCGCTGGCGCTGACCAGGTCACCAACGGTCGGGACGATCGCGAGGCCGACGCTGCTGATGTAAATCTGCATGTCACCGGCCAGGATCTCGGTACCGTCGATCTCCTTCGCCTCGTACTGCATCGGCACAAGCGTGGCCGTGTGCGGCGTCGGTACCGGATCGCCACCGTTGACCGGATCAGGCTCGGAGATGCGCGTTACGGTGCCCGTCTGGCCATACTTGGCAATGAGGCGCTGCGCAGTCGCTTGCAGGCGGGCGAAAAGAGGGTTCGCCATCAGACAACCAGAGCCCCGGGGAGGATCGGCACAAGAAACGGCCAGAGCAGCCCTTCGATCAGCGTGACGACTGGCGTGGCAAGGGCAACTATCTGATCAATTTCAGTTGAAGAAGAAGTTGAATATTCGACTTCAAGCTGTCCTACCTTCTCGCGTTTTACCGTGGATGTCCCGGTAACGACAGGTGAAAGGCTGCCGGGATTTGTCAGCTCGATGAAGGCCGCCTCATACGAGGCATTGATGATCGCGACCGGGACCGTGTCCGACGGAAGCGCCTCGCCGTAATAGGTCGTGGCGCCTGTGCGCGGCCATGCCCGCTCCTGGGCATACCCACCGGTCCGCTTGCCGCTAAACCGCGGCTCATACCGATCGATCACCAGAGAGCCGCGCTGGCGTGCAGCGGTTTTCTGGGCATCGCTCGTGCCATCGGGAAAGACATAGCCGGCCGCTTCAGCGTAAGACGTAAAGCCTGCATTGTCGCCGTATCCAGCCATGTCGATCTCCGATGCAAGTGTGGCCCGGCAGATAGCCGCCGGGCTGATTGTCAGGGCTTGGTGGCCAGCTCTTCGAGCGCGGCGAGGATCTCGTCCTTCTTGGCCGGCGTTTTGTCGCCGAGCAGCTTCGAAGCCGCTGCCTTGAAGGACATGAACTGCACGTTCGGATCCTTCGCCATGTCGAGGACCTCGGCCGCCGTCTTGGGCTGCTCTTCCTGCTGCTCTGCCTTGAGCTTCGCCAGTTCGGCGTCGCGCTCGGCAAGCTGTGCGCGGAGACGCTCCAGCTCGGATTCGGTATTCTCGGCGGCTTCCTTCAACGCGGGCGCCGCGGTGACGCTCGGATTCTCGGTGTAGTCGCCGTCGACATCGAACCACTTGGACGCCTCCATGTGCGCCTTCTCGCGATCGAAGACTTCCACTTCAACAGTCTCGCCCGGTTCGATGAGAACCGGGCCGTTGACCGTGTTGATGCCCCGCGGGCCTGCCTGGGTGTTGGTGACTTTCATCATCGCCTCCCCTTAGATGCCGTCGAGGTAACGGACAGCCTTCGGCCGGCGGATGTCGACGCCACCGACGCGGAAGATGCCCGGAACGTCGAACTTCATCGGTCCGGTCTGCCAGGCCGGCAGGAACCGGAAAGGCATAGGGATGTGCATCTTCAGCACCTCGGGCGAGCGGCGGTAGGCAACCATGCGCTTGGTGCTGCCGGCGCCGGCCGTATCGAGGTAGCCGAACACGCCGCGGATAGTCAGTTCCTGACCGGTCGTCAGCGTGTAGATGTTGTTCCGCCGAATCCATTCGAGGATGGTCGTCTGGTTGACGGCGTCGATCCGGCGCGTCGAAAGATCGAGCAGCACCGAATACGGCAGGAGCAGCGTGTCCGCGATCTCCGCGCCAAGCGTGCCGGTGAAGATGCCGGTGAGCTGGCCGTTGATGTCGCGGAGGATCTGGTCCGGCGTCTTGCTGGCGAAGGTCGTTGCCGAGCCGGTACCGTCGGCCGGGGCCGTGGTAGCCGTCGGCGTCGAAGCGTTCACCAGGCCGGTGAAGCCCTTGCCGGTATCGCCGACAAAAGCGACGGTGTCGATCTTCTCTTCCGCGACGCGGCGAGCGAGAGTGGCCTTATCGGCACTGAGGTTCATGCCGAGCAGCTGAGCAGTGCCGAGCTCCTCGAGCGTGTACCCGTAGCCGATGGCGGCCATGCTGACTCCGGTTTCGAACTTCTCGCGGGTCAGTTCGACCTTCGGCACATCGTGCGCCAGGCCGGAGAACCACTGCGCCTGGCCCACTCCGTCCATGGAGAAGTAGGTCACAGACTGAATCCATTCCGGCGCCGAGGTGTCGACGGGGATCAGCTGGGCGTACTGGATCTCCTGGTACTTGATCGCATAGACCGTCGGCTCGATAAGCGAGGCCTGACGGATAAGGAAGCTCATTGCGACCTGCTGAGCGTCCTGAGTGATAATGGCATTCATCGAGATCGCTCCTGTTAGCCGAGGCGAAGAGCAGCGAGACCGGCACCAGCGGTGCTGGTATCCCACTGAGCATTCGCAATGAGGGTGTTCGACGTCGACGTCTTGGAAAGGACGCCGGTCGCCGGGGTGTAGTAGACGGGATCGCCGACGGCGACGGCTTCGGAGGCCTGCACGACGATGACGCCCTTCTTCATGACGGCGACGTTTTCGTACTGCTCGTACTTGCCTGTCGGCCGGGTGATGTCGAGCACGGCGATGCCGACGAACTTGGCAGTCGCTTCGGAGTCCACCACCTGATTGTCGGCGGTGCCCTGAACGCACACCTTGCCGAAGCCGATGCCTTCCACGTCCTCAGCGAGGCGGGTGACGACGACGGACGGCTCCATGTTGAGGTTCATGCCCTCGACCCAGCGAGCGTGCTGGGCGCTGTAAGTGGTCTGAACTGCAGGCATCACTTAGCTCCCTTCGTCTGCCAGGCCGATTCGAGATCGGTGACCATGGCCTTGTGAGCGGTTACGGAGGCGCTGGCGTCAGAGACCTGCGAGAGGCCCTGCTGCACAGCGACGCGGAAAGGATCGGCGCCACCGCCCTTGCTGGCGTCTTCAACCAGCATGTCGAAGCGGGCGTCGATATAGGCTTCCGACTTGTCGGCGATGGCGGCATCGCCGAGCTTGGCGACGACGACAGCCTTGCGGATGGCGGCATCGGAAAGGCCTTCGGTCTTGACGTCCTTGGCGAGCACATTGGCCTTCGCGACGAGACCGGCGCGAGCCTGTACCCGCTTGTCGAGGTCGGCGTCCGAAAGGATCTTGCCTTTCAGCGCATCGATCTCGGCATCCTTCTTCGCGAGCTCGGCATCCTTGGCGGCCAGAGCCGTCTGATGTGCCTTTTCGGCGTCGGCGAACTTTGCAGCGGACGATTCCAAGTCCTTCTGCAGTTTGATGATGGCCTGTGCGCCCTGATCGGTCGTCTCGACCGTGAGCCCATCGACCAGAAGTTTTCGCAGATCCATCTTGGGTATCCTTTCATCTGCTATCTGGGTGTTGACGGGGCTCACGCCCCACTTCCCCGCACCGTCGCCGATGCGAGCTTCCGATCCGGCACGGCCGCGCTGCACGATGGCGACGTGGTTGATCCGGATATCCTTCTGAATGGCGTCGTATTTCTCGCCCTCTGGCGTGGTGCCAGCCTCCCATGCGAGATCGCAGGTGTAGCCGGCGGAGAGCTCGCGCTTGCCGTCATCGATCGCCTTGATCGCGGCTGCATCCATGACGATGAGCGGGATGCGGACGAATTCCCCATCACGGGCGACCTCGTCGCCGATCTGCCCGACCGAAACGGCCTTCCAGTTATCCGGGGTCACGGCCTCAACTGGGTGATCGTTCGTCACCGGCTTGTGCGCGTAGCTGCCGAGGCTCGCCTTGTCGAATACCTCATCCTCTGGGCGGTAGACCTTGACCACCTGCATTTCCGGCTTGCCGACTTCACGGCCGGCATAAAGCTGGATGCCGGTCCTTGCCGTGCGGACGTCAGCAACTAGGTAGCCGTCAGCTGTCCGCCGCGTACCCGCGATGGTTGAAGCATCAATGAAGCGCATGATATTGTTTCCTACGGCAACAAAGAATCGAGAACGCTCAATGGCAGTGACCAAAGACCAGGGGCAATTGCCCCCTTCCAGCCGGAACGCCGGGATGCGCCCAACGAGGGTCACTGATATCGGGAGCGAGCGTATCCTGCTGCAGGTTGGCAGTTCCGAGCCAGTCGAGCCGTTCACGCGACTCGGCTTCGAGCAACTCGACGGCTCCGAACGTGTCTATGTATTCCGGGCGGAGACCAGTGCTGTGTTTGCGATGTGCCAGGCCCTACGAGACATAGGAGTTCCGTTTTCAACGCATCGGCACATGGGCGCTGACTATCAGGTGGAATATCTCCGTGAGAAGGGCCTTCTCAGCGGTGTCTTCAAGCGCATCAACTTTTTTGGCAACGACTGGGATGGAGATGCGCCTTACCAGATCGAAGAGTTTTAAAGTTCCGTTTGCCTGATCTAGTCAGCGGTCCGTCGCGTGCCCGCGATCGGCGCAAGATCGGTGAATTTCATGGTTGATAACCTCTATCAGTCCTTTGTCAGTCTGGACACTGGACGCCGGACATGGGCGACTTGGTAGTCTTCAAACAACCAGGAGCCGTACAATGCGCTATGCATCTTTCACTCGCACGATCCCGCTGAATACGAGGGTTTTCGTGAACCCGTTGCAGGTTGTCGCTGTCGACACTTTCAGCAACTACACAAATATCCACACCACGGTCCCCCGCAGCGACGGTAGCGGTTGCGTCATCATCTCGGTCGTGCAGCCTGAGAACGAAGTCGTGACCGCGCTGCAGAACGCTTTGAACGGCTAGTGGGCCTGAAAAGGAAGAGCGCGTCGGGAGATCCCGGCGCCTCGAGCTTCTTTGCTTCCTAGGCTTCAGTCTTCCCTAAGCTCCTCGAAGATTTCCGGTCCCAGAATGATCTTGCCCTGGTAGGGTTCGACCTTGGACAGATCGATATTGCCACCGATCTGTATAGAGATATGCGGCTGGTATTCCGGCCAATCCCACGACGCGCCGGCTTCGATCATCGCGCGGTGGCGCCAGACCAGTTCAGATGCGGTGATGAGCAGAGCCTTGTACTTACCATCCGGGCCGAGACCTTCCATCTGGCGCGGACCACCGGCTGCGATCTCAAGCCGCGGCGACCAGCTCTCGCCCATTTCGAACCAATCCACCAGCGTGCGGCTATAGGCGATCGTGACGTGAAGATCGGGCACGACGTCGGTGAAACCCTGCTCTTTCGCCCAGCGGACGATCTCAGCACGGTTGATGACGTCACGGCGGACGTAGAGCGTGCGCGGCGCGGCGTCGTTTGCCGCCTGCTTGTTGCGGGCCGGCTGGTTTTCGTTCGCTGCTTGCGCGGCTGCTGCCGCGGCAAGTTCCTCTTCGGAGGGCTCTTGTTCGGAGAGCTTGCCGTGCTCTTCGATCGCAGCATCGAGGCCAGGCAGCGAGCCGTCCTCGACGAGCGTGTTGACGAGAGCGTCGGACACCGCATCACGCGGGATGATCTCCTGCCCGGGCGTCGTACCAACCAGCTGGCGGGCGGCGTCGGCCTTCGTCTTGAAGACGTCGGCCTTTTCCTTCTCCGACATGCCCCAGAGCGGCGCCCATTCGTAGTATACGTCCGGATCGCGGGAGCCGAGGGCGCTCCGGATGATGCACTCGTCGAGGCGCGCCATCGCCGGCGTCATCTCGACGGTCTGCATGGCCTGCAGGCGGTCGTAATAGTTGCGCAGGTCGCTTTCGCCGGTGGCGTTCATGCCGGCCGGGGACTGCCCGAGAAGACGGGTTGCCGGAATGTCCGCGGCGCCGGAGACGATCTGCAGAAACGACATAAGGACTTCTGGCAAAGTCGCGAAGCTCGCCTGCTTCTGCTCGTATTCCTCTTCCTTGTCGAGGAGGAGGTCGCCGTTGATGCCCTTCGCAGTGGCTGCGAGGGTGTAGCGCTCGAGGATCTTGGCCCGGTACCGCTCGTCGCCGAGATTCTGCATGAAATCCGGAATGCGGATCACGTTGACCTTGGCCTCGAACACAAGGCTGGCGATGTTCGCCGCGGTACCGTCGGCCTGCTTGATCGCATCGACGACGGAGAGGAGCACGCTGTCGCCCCATCCTGCATAGGTCGTGGTCACGATCTCATCATCTGGCGGCGGGTTGCCGTTGAAGATGACCAGGCGCGACGGGTGAATATCGACCTGCATGCCTTCAGCGGACCGGATCTGGTAAAGCTTCGGCTTGCCGAACCACTCCGAGGCCGGGTCACGATCGATCTCGCCGGCCGTCAGCTGGCGGCGCGTCATGACCGTGAGGTATTTCAGGCCGCCTTTGCCGACGCGCTCGGCGTCAAGCGGCTGCGTCAGGTCCTGGTCGCCCGTACCGATGACCATGGCAGCGCCGCCCCAGAGCCGCGCCTTGATGCGGGTTTCGAGAAGCTTCCCCTTGAGGTTCAGCCGCTTCTCTTCGGCCTCGATCGCCTCGATCTGCGGCTTCTTTGCCTGCCAGTCCCGCCAAGCGCGCATGCTGTCAAAGGCCGGGATGTCGACAATCTTCCGCGGCAGCCAGGCGCCACGGTAGGCGTTGAGCAGATCCTCATCAGCAAGGATCGGCATCGAGTAGAACGAAGCCGCCGCCTTGTCCCGGCTTGTCCCGAGATTGGCGACCATGTTTGTCAGGCTGTCGCGGACGAACGCGATGATGTTGGCCATGTCCGCTCCTGAGATTGTTCTTGCACGCGCTGCTTGCAGCTGGGCAGGGCTTAACGTATGCATGCGTGCCGGCAATGAGCACAGGGGGTGGTGAATGCGGCGCTATAGAGCAGCCTACATACTGGTAGTTCTCGTCGTCGGTCTCGGGAGTATCATTGCGAATTTCGTTTTCCCCCAAAACGAGCTTCTTTTAATGGCGATAAGTCACTGGACGCTCGCCGCACTGACATTTCCTCTCGGGATCTTTGCATCAGCGATCGGCATTGTTCTGTTGTACAAGGGTCTTTCGACGCCTGCAGAGACTACGCTCGTAATAACGCCGATCTTTGCTGTGCTAGGGTATACGCAATGGTATCGACTGATCCCCGCGTTCTATCGAAGGCAAGGCGAGCGCGACCTCATGCAATAGCCGATGACGGTCACACGTTCGCCAGCGTGTACGTGCTTGCGCTCAGAAGCGCGTTGAAGGCTCGGCTCGTGCTGTCGGCGTCGTCGTCATGCACGGCTTCGGGAAAGCCTTCCAGCGACGAAAACCAGGTCTCATTCCAAGGGCCGCGAAGGACCAGCACGTTGCCCGCTTCAGCCTGAGCAGAGAACGGGCTGAACCGCGTGATCTTGTCACCGGATTCGGGTGACGACCGAACGGTGAACCCTGCCAGCAGCTTCGTCAGATTCGTGACCTGCGATTTGCCGGCCTGGCCCGGATCCTGCGGCAGGGAGATATGCACATCCTTGCCGTCGGCTTCGGCCGTGTTCTTGAGCAGCCGCTCGACTCCAGATGGCGACAGACGATCGCGGCAGTGGTGAGCAACGATGTACCGCCCGTCCGGGAGCTTCCCGATCTTGGTACCGGCGGTCCAGTCCGGATCGTTGCTCTCCGTCTTCGGTGTCGCGCCAAAGTCCCAACCGCGCATCCAGCGCGCGCCGGCGGGGATAGCGTCGACGACCTCACACCAGCCGCGGCGGAACAGAAGGCCAGCCGCCGGCCGGATCTTCCAGTTGCCGCCGAGGAGGCGCTCGCGTTCGACCGTCGGCAGGGCCATCAGGTTGGCGAGGTAGCCGGGATCGGCCGCCATGAGCGCGGCGTTGTCCGTCAGCTTCGCCGGAATGAAGGTTACCGACTTCGGCGGGATCGGCGTGCCGTCCACCGGGCTCTTGTATTCGGCAAGCTCTTCCGGGCTATCCGCCCAGATGACCGCATCGCCAATGCGGACGAACCAACGAAGCTTGCCAGCCCGCTCAGGAATTGGCAGCCCGGTGTCCTCGTTGATCCACCAGGAAATGAACTCGGCGACCCAGCTATCCGCATCCGGGTTGCAGGTAGCCCTGACATAGGGCCTGACACCGCACATCGATCGGTTACGCGACAGCAGGTACCAGAACTGCTTGGCGCTGAAGTGCGTCAGCTCGTCGAAGCAAATCAGCGGGATCTGCGAGCCCTGCCAGTTCGATACCGTCTTGTCGTGCTCGAGGTGCGCGAAACTGACCGACGCCCCAGACGGAAACGTCCACGACAGATCCGGCGCCACTCTCGGCTTTGCCATCAGGCTGGGATAGAGCTTTTCGCTCTCGTCCCAGAGACCGCCCTCGTTCCGGACCTGCACTAGCGTGCGCCGGAAGAACACGGCGCCGAACTGCGGATTCGCGACATGGCGCAGCGGCTCCATGAGCAGCGCCCATGTTTTCCCGCCGCCCGCCGAGCCGCCATAAATGGCGATATCCGCCGGCGAGGCGAGGAATGCTGTCTGCGGGCCAGCTTGGGGCCGGATGATCGTCTGGGCGCCCTGCCCTTGCTCAGCCTCTGCCATTATCGGGCAACTGGAAGATCGTCACCGGCGATACGGGTACCGGCAGGTCCTTTCCATCCTTCCCCGTCAGTTCGCGCCGGTTCGTGTAGGCGTTACCCACCTCTTCGGCTGCCTGCTTCATCAACGATGCTGCCAGCACCATGTTGCCCTGAGTTTCAGCCTTCTCCGCCATGCGCTGAAGAGCGCGAAGCCGAACGGCGCGATGGCTGATGGCGATGGTCGCCGTATCCTCGAGGAACGTCTTACGGGTCTCTTCGAACAGCAGCTTCCACTTCACTGCGAGGTTGCCGCCGGCCTTTTTGGTCGGGTCATATCCTTCGACCGATTGGCGCGTGATCGTCTCGCCGTATTCCTTCCTGACTGCCTCGACGACGATCGAGGGAGTGTCAAAGCAGGCGAGGCTCTGGACGATGAAGGTCTTTACCTCATCTTTAAGTTTGCCCTTGGCCATGTCTCGGTCAGGCTCCGGTCAGTTACGCGACCCTAAGCTGGCAGGTGCCGCATGCATGTGCGATCTGCACTCTGGCGATCTCGGGTTTCTGGTTTGCCGCATCGACCATTGCGCGGACACCGGCAGCATCTGCCCCATAGCGACGAACGACGCCGACGAACTCTTCAACGTCATGTCCACGGATGACGAACACCGGCCGGCCGGTCGACTTGCTGAACTTGGGAGCGCCGAATGCGTCGACGTCCTGGGCGGCGTGATAGAGCTCGTGCTCGACCAGCGCCATGAACTCGGCGTCTCCGCATTCTCGGCAGTATTCAGCGTCCAGCGTGATGATGAAGTCCGGCACGTGGCCGAACCACTGCTTGACCTGCATCTCAGCCCGGGCCCGGGACCACTTGCCCATCGTACCCTGCGGAGATCCTGTCTCGCACTGGCCGATGACGCGGCGGCCCTTCTTGCTGTTGCCGACTATGGTCCAGAGGAAGCCTATGTCTGCGGAGCGCAGGTGGAGATGGTCCGGGTTATGGACCGGTGAGGCTGGATCGAGGAAGGTCGCCTCTACCCATTCCGGCATGTCCTCGGCAACAACGAATGGTGAGCCGCTAACATCGAAAATAGTTGCCGGTGGCGCTGGTCGCTTCTGGCAGAGAGGCTGCCCCATTAAGGAACCGCGACTTTTCGAGCTCTTCGAGCACCGATCTGCTTGCCACTTCGCGTTGAGATTGAATACATCTACTTCACCTCAAAACGGAAAGGATCGCGCATGAACTGTCACAAGGTGAAAAACTGATATTGATGGCTCTTGCCGCAGAAAAAGATGGCAAGGAGGAGCTAGACTTGGGCTTCATCCGCTCCGCTATCTTAAGCGGCAATACATGGGCTCTCACGTGGCAGTTTCCCGGAATCCCCACGGACGACACAGACCCGAGAATAGCGGACGAGACTGCCGAAATCCTCGGTATGTGGTCTTACATCGAGCACAGCGTTCGCCAGCTTTCGCCCGCAGACAAAGCCCAGCTTGAGAAGGATGCGTACCCGTTCGACTTGGAATTCTCAGGATTTGATGGAAACCACGACGAACACCACGGCGTGGCGTCATTTATGATCAATGAGCTAGGCCGCTTTTCCGAATTCCGAGGTCGCCAGTTGAACTCCCATACCCAGAGCAGTCTTCCCTCTTATAGGAGGATGCTGCTGATCTACAACGAAGAGGTGCGTAGCCGCGGGTTGACTGCTGGCTCGCTGTCCGCGGAGAGCATTCTCAAAATAGTGAAGCCGGCGTAAATGGGCGATTAAGCCGTGGCTGATGTTCCATCCTCTACCCTCTCCTGAGGGCACAAGTTGAGACATCGGTTAGCCCGGAAGCGATTGACGGCGCTTCCGGGCAATTTCTCTTAATCGCCATGATTAGTCCCGCTAGCATCGCCTTCGGAGTTCGATGAAGCGGACGGCTCCGGATGTCAGGCTGCGAGCGGCCACGGTCATGTGGCCAGTGGAGAAGCTACTTCGAAGGGCGATCGGCGCCGGCATGTCGCGGGCTTCGCAGGTCAGTGCCATCTTGGCGATGTGGATCTGGACCGGAGCCTGATGGTCATCGAGGACCGAGGGCGGGGCGTTGATGCCAGGATCGATCGGCACAGACGCCGCGGCTGGCGTCACGATCATGGCGCAGGCAATCATTGCCAGGCCGGCGAAGATCATACTTCGGAAGCTGCGCATGCTTTTTCCTTTCTGGTGGACAATGAAAGCCCCGCTACCGGGTGAGCGGCGGGGCTACAGACTGCTACTGATGACTACCGGGAAGCCTCGCCGTAGCGAGGGCGCATAGATGTCAGCTCTTCCCGTCTGTGACCGCCCGGCGACCCGATATCGCCGGCTTGAGGCGGCCATCCGTTTTCACGGCGGCACGAATGAAGTACCGGGCGCACCATAATCGGCCCCGAAGGGTGGCAGCCTACCTGGGTTTTTGTCTGCCGTTTAACCGACTAACCACGACCTGTCGTCGTCCTGCCGTGGCTCGACCGACGCAGCCGCCGCCCGATCTCTTGAAAAGAAGGCGACCATCCTACCGCATAGATGGCGGTCACAGGGTGGTCGCGCTCCCAGCCCGGGTGCGAACGATGGCGAAACGCTGTCCTCGAACATTGCTGCCCGTGGTTGAGGGCGTATCAATTCACCACTTGCTTACATTGGCCCGCTGAGTAATCCTCCAACGGTTGTATCATGGAGGATGGGATGAGCGGCTTTACGGATGAAGAACGCGCGGCAGAGTTTAAGCGCCGCGACAATGCCATTAAACTGCGAGAGAAGGCCCAGGACACCTGGTTAAGATCCTGGGGTGTTGCCGACCGACAGCGGTCAGGCACAATTTGCATCCACTGTCAGAACCCGATGCCCTCGTGGGAAGCAACGGACCCCAAGAACCCTTTGTGCGACAGATGCCTCTGGTCGTGACATCGATCGGTGCAGTGATCACGGTGGATCAGATGGCAGATTACTGGCCCCAAATCATAACCGGCCTGTCGGGGCTGCTAGGCAGCATCATTGGCGCGACAGCAAGCTATTTGGCGCAGACCAGATCAAGAAATGCCGATATCGCCGCGCGACGGCGATCATTGGCCTTCGCCCTTGGCGCCGAGATCAAGTCCTTCCTTGAGATTACCGAGCGTCGGGGCAAGATTCGGATGGCCGAACACATGGCACGACAAGCTCGGTCTGGGATGGACGTTCAATTGCGTGGATTCCTCGCAGAGGAAGAGCGCAATCAGGGTCAATTCCCGATCTACACAGCGAACCTTTCAAGCATCGGCAGCCTCGGCCCAATAACCAAGGAACTCGTGCTCTTCTATGGCATGGTCAATGCTGTCTACCTGACCATCAAGCGAGCAGAGATTGGGGACTACGACACTTACACGCCTGCCGAAAAAGCCGATCTGATTGAGGGTGAAATCACAATCTGGCGTGCAGCTATAGATTCAGGCAAAAAACTATCCGAGACGTTGCTTGCTTTTTGAACCGGAAAGGCGACCACCCTACCGCATAGACGGCGGTCGATGGGTGGCCGCTCTTGACTTTGCTCGCGTCACCTATGTGCATCTCAGGGAGATCTGATGAGCAGGAAGAAATACCGGGCCAGCCCCAAACTCAGAGTCGAAAACGGGCGAAAGAAAGCCAAAATCGAGAGGATCAAAGAGCTAATCAGGCGCATCGAATTGCTGATGTCGCGATCGACGGGGACGCGATACTTCACTTACAAGCTCAAACGTCATCAGGCACAGTTAGCGATCAAAGCCATAAAACGTTCCATGCGCGGCAGGCCAAATCGTGGCGGCAAAACACCTTACATCGTCAACGCGAAAGGCGTGCAAGGTGGCGCGCCAGGCCTGGTTCAACAGAATCGATGATAGAAGCGGAGGCACCTGAGAGCCGAGAAAAAGGCGCATTTCTCCTATGCGCCGAGGGTGAACTTTCGGCAGCGGTCCGGCGAGTGTTCCCTACGTGAGGTCCGCAACTGTACAACCGCAAATCACTGCAGGAAATCTATACGGCCTCCCGGAGATTTTCAACATCAACATCGCTGGTGAGCGCTTTCAATTCACTGATTATATTCTGCACGCGCTCTTTGATCTGAGGGCTCAGAGAATCTATAGCTCTCTCGGCTTGCCCGACCATCGAGGCGCGCGCTTTTCTGCCCTTCGGCAGTATTTTTCGGAGCTGGCCCCTGAGGTGCTCGACCCGCCCCTGGCGCTCGTTCTCTTTCCGGCAATGCTGCTCATAGAGGAAGGTCTGCCGACGCTCATGCTCGGCGAAGTACAGCGCCTCGATCATGCCGTCTGGAAATTCGAGCGGACCATGGCCGCCAGCTCCGCCGCGGAGGAAGCACACCACACCGTCGACGCGGCGCAACTCCTCGAAGTTCAACCTGGGCAGGTTCACGAAGGCATAACCGACCAGGAATGGAAAGCGCTTCTGGATGAGCTTGTTCGTCCTGTGGTGTTTCAGTTCGGCGTAGAACGAGGGCATGAAGATGTCGAAGCCATCCTTGCGGCAGTTCCGCTCGATGATCGACTCCATGCGCCGGCTTTCCGGCAGCCGATCGTCGGCGGCGGCCATGCGCTGGTAACCTGGCGCAACCCTGATTGCATACCAACGTGATCTTCTCATTCCTGCACCTCGTTCTTCTTCAAGGACCTTGCCGCGTGGTTGCTGCAGTAGCGGCCTGTCGTTTCCGCTGCACAGAACAGATACGGACCGCCATTATTGATTGGCCAGCAGCACTGACCGGCCTTCAGTTCATGAAGCTGCTTTGAGGTAGGCAGCCGCTCGGCGCCGTCCGCCATGGCCGAAATTCCGACCTCGATCGCAGCAGACGCCGACGCGGGCGCGGGCAATTGCAGCGATTTACGAACGCGTGGCGCCGGCGCCCTAACTTGTAGCTTTCGCTTCGTCCGTTTCGGAAACAAGTCCCGGTTGCGGTAGGCAATTCCGACGAAAACGTTGCGGCTGCCGCCGAGAGCCTTGGCGATTTTCGAGGCTGACAGTCCGTCCCTCCAAAGCTTCGCGGCTGCTTCGATGAATGCCGGGTCATGCGTGGTCATGCTGCGCGCTCCTCTTCCACTGGCTCTACGGCGTCAATGTCCTCCTGCGCCTTGCGGCGGTAAGCCATCTGCTCGGCGCTGACCTCGCGAGCATCGGGAAGCGCCAACATGCGGGCGATCTCGTCGGCCCGCTCAGGCGATATCGGTTCGGCTGCTTGGACCTTCAGGCGCGTGTGCATGGCGCTCCGGTTCACGCGGACCGCGATCGGCGACCAGACCTCGTCGATGGCCCAAAGGAGGATTGAGCCGGCCGGCAGTTCCCTCGACCTGGCTAGCGTCGCGAACTCCTGATGATCGACGCCCTGGGCGACCAGATAGAAGCCTTTGGCCGCCAGTTCGTTGGCGCGCTCGCGCTGGGTGACACGCAAGTCCATCAGACCATGAGCGCTCGGCAACGTCCTGCTCACGCTGTCCTCGATCGCGCGAAGCGTCTCCTGCTTGCGGATGCGGTCCTCACGCAGGATTCGGCACTCGGCATTCGCCATGGCCGCCAGTTCCGCCGGCAGCGGGATGAAGGCCAGGTTGATGTTTTCGTATTCGCCGCGCTTGAGCTTCACGTAGGCTCGGCGCAGGCCGTAGACCGGGACGTTCCGCAGCGAGAGGCGGTATTCCTCGACGGGGTTCGCCGCGGTGATGCTTTCGGAGACCCGCATGCCGCCGCTCATGAGGCCTTCGATGCACTGGCCGATCTCGTCGGCACTGGCCGGGCCGAGCTTCTCAGTGAGAGCGGAAATCTCCTGCTGCAAGGTCGACAGTCGTGCCGGCAAATTCGTCATCTGGTTCACCGTAGAGTTCTCGTTTCAGCCTTGAGTGGATTTCGTGGTGGCGCTGCATGGAGGGGCTCTGGGGGCGCGGTGGCGCTTGCTGCGGATGCGATGGCCGATCGTCGTATTTGCCTTCGAGGATCGATACGAAGCTCTTCGGCTGGCAGAGGAAGTCGAGATCGGCGCGCCATCCTCGATCGTTCTCGCCGCGGCAGAAGCGGCTGCGGCCAATGCGCTCGATGGCGTCGAGGACGGCCGGCAAGCCGTGTTCCTCGATCCGCAGCAGCAGCGACCGACGGCGAGAAGCCGTGATGGCCTTGGGCACCGAAAGACCGGCCTGGCGAGCCATGTCCGAAAAAGCCGTGACGACCTGATCGACTTCGGCGGGGGAAGAGCCCCCTTTAGGGGGCGAAGGGGGAATAGGATTGGAGGGGTTAGGAAGGGGGGTGTGGGGGGGAACCTCAGGGGCGGAAAGGATTTCCGCGTCCACCTGATTTCCACCCGTTTCCACCGGACTTCCACCGGACAAAGAGGAATTCCGCTGTTTCCGCTTCCGTTCGCGATCCCACTCCCGCCGCTTATCCGCAGCATGGTCGACGGCCGGCGCGATGTCGCGTTCCATCTCGGCGACGGCAGCGACAATCGCATCGTGATCCATGCCGGCGGCGAGCATGTGCTTCAAAGCGGTGGCGATTATGCTCACTCAACCGCCTCCTGCTCACCCCAAACAGGAGCTTTCCCGAAGACGACTGGACCGTTCGCCAATTCCACGCGGATCTCGGTTACGGCTTCATCGACAATGTCCAGCCATTCGGATCGGTAGCGGCCACCTTCATAGCCCTTCTCCTTGATGTAGGCTCGGACGGCGTCGGCTGCGTCTTCGAGTGTCATGCTGCTACCTCCGAGGGGCAATGAAGGCCGCACTCGACGTCGTAATCCATGTCGTCGTCGGCATCGAAAAAGCTGGGGTTGGCTCGGACCTGGGCGACCAATTCCGCGACGAGATCGCGCTTATCGAACCAACCGTTCTGGCTGGCTTCTTGGTAAATCCACCATGGCGCCTCCGAAGGGTTGTCGCGGATGATCCGCTTTCGGATGCCTTTCCCTTTCTGGAAGCATAGGGTGCAGTTCCCCTCCCACGGGTAGAGACCTAAGTCGAACCCTTGCGGCAACGGATGCGTGAGGCGTTTCGGGTCTCGATTCTCGCCAAGCCAGAATTTCCAGATGTCAGGTTTACGGACCTTCGAACGGGCCAGCGGGTAAGCAACACGGCGGCCGTGTTTCTCGGCAGCCTCAAGGCCGCGAAAGATGCGAATCCCCTCATCGTCCCGAAGTCCTATGACCTCGGTAAACTCTCCCGGTTTCAGACTGAGTTTGTCTTCGACCAAGGAGAACATGACCTTGACTTTGAGGAACTCGGTGCACCATCGCTCGAAACCGTTAGGGAGGCGCTGTTTCCACGCGATCAGATCAGCAAAGGGCTCGCCGTTGCGGCTGGCGCTGTTGAAGCCGACTTCTTCGTATATTGGCTTTCCCCGCCGCCATTCGACCCAATGGATTTTGACGTTCCAACGAGAGCCGCATTCGTAGACGAAGCGAAGAGTTTCCTCACGTTCCTTGCCGGTATTGGCGAAGCAGACAATCACATCATCCGCCAGCTTCCCGCCATGCGCCTGCAGGATCTGATAGAGCATGTATGCCGAGGTGCGCCCGCCAGAGAACGAGATCAGCGCTGGGCCTTCGATGAAGTAAGCGTTCACGGCCATCAACCGCCCTTCCCTACATGACGTGCAGCGTGCAGGGTCCGGCACACGGCGTCTTCTCCGCAGGAGAGCACCTGGGCGATGTCGAATGTGTCGAAATGACCTGAATTCCAGAGGATGATGGCAGCGAGTGCCTGGCGTTCATCCATCTTGCCGCTCATGGCGGCCGAGCGAGATAGACGCTTGTCAGCGTGGCTGAGCGGGATCATGCAGCCACCTCATCGAATTTGGTCGCCTGGTTCCCGAACGCATGCCAGCCGGCGCGGCTCTCTCGAGCGAATACGTCAGCGCGCCGCGCGTGCGGCATCACCCGATCGCAGAGGTCATAGAACTCATCTGGCTTGCGGCTGTGCTCGCGCGCCACGCCGTCGAAGATGGTCGGCGGCACATGGGATTGCTTCGGGTTGCCGAGCGTGCCGACAAGCACGATCTCGCCGGTCGTGCGGACACGGTAGCCGGTTCCCATGCGAACCTTGCCGGCTGCCGTCGTCTTCCGCCAGGTCATGAAGCTCTTGTATTCGAAGCCCCATGCCTTCAGGCACTCGATGGCGAGCGGGAGATGCGGCGCGGTCGCCCATGAGTAAATCAAGCAATCCATGCTCGCGAGCTGCCCGACTGGCAGGTCGAGGATCTGCTCGGTCGTCATGGTCTCATACTGAGCAGACGCAGACTTTTTCGCGCCGGCGTCGCTGTAGAGATCGAACGGCCACGGGATATCGATGACGATCATCTCGTAATGGAGCGGGAGAAGCGGGTCGAAGAACCAATCGGTCACGCCTCACCTCCCGGCTCCTGGAACAAACACGGCCCAGTATCGGTTGCGCCATCAAAGAGGAGGCCTGAATGCCTAGGACGCCGATTCCGAAGCCCAATGACCCTGAATTCCCGCCAGACATGCCGCCGGATGTGCCGCCAGATCTGCCGGAGCCACCGATCGAAGAGCCAGAGCCCGACGTAGGCCCGGACGAGGCCCCCGACATCAGTCCGCTGCCCGGCGAGGAGATCCCGCAGAGGATGACCAACTGAGGTCGTACCTGCCCTTCCCGCTCTCATGCAGCCACCCTCGCCTTGCAGATGGCAATGACGGCGTCGAGCATGGCGATGTCGCGCAGCTTGTTTTCGGCTTCAGTCTCAGGACGGGGGCGCTTGGAGCGCGGGCCGTGATCTTCCAGCCAAGTGAACTTCTGGCGCTTCTGGGCTTCGGCCCATTCGATGATTGTGGCGTGCGAGATGGTCATGCGCGCGCCCTCGCCACATTAACCCTGACGCAACCCGAAGATGCGAAAACTCGCTCAATCGAGCGACGGGGGAAAGAATGTCTTGGGGTTTTGAGCGGGGCCGGATCTACAATCGCCGGGCAGATATACATGGCAGGTTTAACGGTCAGCAGCGCGGCGGGATCGTCACGCCCGCGGAGCATGCCGTCATCGTCATTTTCACCGGCGAGGAAGGTGAGGCACACGGTTATAGCGACCGGTGGCGCGACGACGGCGTCTTCGAGTATTTCGGTGAAGGCCAGATCGGCGACATGGTCATGCAGAAGGGCAACCGCGCGATCGCGGAACAGGCCGTCAATGGAAAGAGCATTCTGCTCTTCAAAATTCTGCCGAACGGCGTGGAATTTGAGGGCGAAATGATCTGCGAGGGTTACCAGACACGCCGCGCGCCAGATCGAGCGGGGAACATGCGGGACGCTTTCGTTTTTGAGCTTCGCCCAATCGACAATGTGACCACCGTCGTCGACGATATCCTCCCGGCCACCGACAACCTCGCAGAGCTGCGCAAACGTGCATTCGCGGCTGCCACCCCTGCTCCTGGCAAGGCTAAGTCGACGGCCACCGTATTCGAACGCAGCCGCGACGTTCGCGACTATGTCGTTGCCCGTGCCAAAGGACATTGTGAAGGGTGCACTCAATCGGCGCCGTTCCTCCGGACTAACGGTGTGCCCTACCTCGAGCCCCACCACATTCGCCGGCTCACCGACGGCGGGCCGGACGACCCGCGCTTCGTCATCGCGCTCTGCCCGAACTGCCATCGTCGAGTTCATTCGGGCGCCGACGGCGCGGAGTACAACGGCAAACTCCTGCTCAGCATGAAGGCGATCGAGGCCTAGTTGCCGCTGGGGCATTGAAACCATCATTGATCCTGTTCCTTCTCGCCTTCTTCCTCACGCAGCTCAGGCGCGATGGCGTATTCCAAGCGCCGCGCGAACCACACATCGAGTTCCGCGCGCTCAAAATCCCTTAAAGAAACGCGGGGATCGGCGTAGTAGAGATCCTTGGCCCTGCCTCGGTTCCAACCAAGATCAGCGGCGAGAGCTTCAACGCGTTCGGCCTTGCTAAGCCGGGGCCAGCGCTGTTCCGCAGCGTCTCTGACCCGTGTGGAGAGTTCCGCCTGCGCTTCTGTCTGAGCTGTCCGCTTGCGCTGCTTTTGAGTGGCGACTTCAGGTAGGTTCGGGATGAGGATGGTTTCGAACAGCGACCGCATAGCCGGCGTCTCTACGAACCATTCCCTCGCGAAGAGCGATTGAGCGAAGACGCCGTGAAGATGCGCTTCGACTTCCCTGCCTCCCGGCATATGCCCGACGAACTCCACGGGTACCGGCACAGCTGCAACAATCGCCTGAACTCGGGCCCGGAGATCGTCGGTGAAACCGATCTTCACGAGATTGTCTGATCGGAGAACATAGATGCTCATTGGCTGTCCTCGTCCTTCAGTTCAGGAGCGATGTACTCGACCCAGTCAGCGCGCTCGTTTGCGATGCGCTGCCACCGGCGAGCGAGCTTCAGCCGCACGGACAGCGGCAAGCTTCGCATCCAGGACAGCCAGACGGGCACGGATTTCTCGTTGTTCACGCTTGCTCTCCTCGATTGCTGCGATCCGCAGCGCGTCCATTTCTTCAGCGTCGATGCGGCGGGCCGATCCTTCCCAGATCGAACGCGCACGACGATGGGTGAAGTCTTTCCGTACGTGTTTGGAGATGAAACGCTGAGCTTCAAACAACAGGTTCTTGACACTGCCGTAGCGCTTCTCTGGAAATGCTTCTCTGAAAAGATTTTGCGCATAAGAAACATCGGACATTGCCTTATTCCTTTTCGCCTTGTCACGTTTGGACAAGGTCGTGTTTCTGAATTCCAGCACCTTGTGAGTCTCCTGTGAGATCGTTTCTCTTGTGAAGGAGAAGCGCATGCGCACAGGCATTACTTCCGAGGGAGAGGACCGGACCGCGCCAACGGCTGCCGGTCCCTCCCAAGTCTTTCCGCTTCGTAGGGGCTCCGCCGCAACGTCCGCCCCTACAGCCGGCGACGTGACCTCGTCGTCGCCGGCTCCCATCCCCTTGGGTGTCGCTGTTCGAGCCGTGGTCATGAACCTGGCGAACAAGCGCATCAGGTTGAGAGTTGCTGGCCCCGATCGGGAGGAGGAGGACCGGGACCAGCGTTGAGCGCCTCGGGAGGAGGTGAAAGCGCTCAATCCTTTGCCGTGTATCCGCGGCGGCGGAATTCATGGGCGATGAACCGGGACAGAAACGGCATCAGCAACAGCAGAAGCCAGATAGTCGCGCCGGTGGTGGCAATGGTGACCGAAAGAGAACTAGACATGGGGGACCCCCTTCTTGATCCGCTCGTCGTTGCCGAGATCCAGCGCGTTCATTGCTTCGACCCCCATATGTCTTCCCAAGCCGCCAGCACGGCGACGAACGGGAACATTGGGAACACCGGTAACAGGAAGAACATCAGTGGCATCAGGCAGCCCTCCTCTTGAGCGTTTCCTTGCCCTCGCCGACGCGCAGCTGGTCGACGAAGTCGAGGACGCTGCCCCAGTCCATGCTCTTCGCGCGGCCGCCCGTTCCGACCTTCTTCAGTTCGAACTTGTGGACGCGGCGGCGCAGCTCGTAGCCGCGGGAGAGAAGGAAGTGCTGCACGCCTTCGTAGGAGCCGGATTCGCCTTGATCGAACCGGCGGACGCCTTTCTTGGCGGCGAAGTCGGCGACCATCTGCGAAAGCTCTATGCGCGATACGTGGGCGCGATCGAGACCGACGCCCTTTTCAATCGCGCGCTGCGCCATGGCGTCTTCAGCTTTGGAGAGGCGGACAAAGGCGTTGAACATTTAGGCGACTTCCTCTTGCTGGCGCTTCGCAACGGTGCAGGCATGACAATGCTTGTCGCCATATCCGGCGCATGCTTCAGGGTTCCGGCAGTTCGGCCGGAGTGCGCTTCTGGGCTTGGCGGTGAAAGCGGATGCCGGAGTGACGGTGGCATCCGCTTCGTTACGTGCGGCGGTGGCGCGCTCCGCGCTGCGGTCTACATCTTCGCCTCCTGCGTTGGCGCTGGCGGCTTCCACCTCAGCGCTGGGGGATGCGGTTTCGCCTTGAGGGGACGAGGCGATTTCGGTGTGCTTGGTGACGATGTTCAGGCCACCGTCGGAACGGGGCTGATCGTCGAGGATTTCGCCGGTCTCGTGGTCGACGACTCCTGCCCCGTACTTCCTGGCGACGGCATCGGAGAGTGCGACGTGTTCTGCGTGCGCCTCTTCCGAGATCAGGCCAGCTGCAGCCAACTCGGCAGAGAATGCTTTGTTGTCATCCATAGCTTCGGAAGTGCGGCGCTTGGCGCGTGCTTCGCGGTCAAATTTCTCAATGTTTTCTCGTGCGCGGGCGGGCGCAGGCGCATGACCCTCGTATGCAGCCAGGTACAGATCGAAGATGGCGCCCTGCTCCGCAACGGTGTCATGGCCCTTCTTCGACACCTTGCGGAGGTGCGCGACGACGTTGCCCATGGCGGTCTTGTCGAAGCCCATGCTCTTGGCTTCCGCGTAGATGTCGCGGATGTCTTCGCCGATCGTGTCTTGCTCTTCCTTCAAGCGAAGGATGCGGTCGATGAAAGCTTTGATCTGAGCGTCGGAAGTCATCGCGCCGCCCTCGCATTCATCTCGTCGATCGAAGCGCGCCGAGCACGCCAGCCAACAGAGGGGGAACCAGCATGAAGCAGACGGTCGGCAAAACCCGGTTCAAGGGAGGGCCGGACGGTGTCGCACCGATCTTCGATCACGGCGCTCCGGCGCTGTTCAGCGACATCGTCACCGAGATCGAGGAAGTCGACGGGATCATCCGATTGACGTTCGCCACCCTCTCCCGAAACGGCGATGGCGTTGAGAAGGCGGTCATTGCCGTTCGCCTGAGGATGCCGAAGGACGTCATCTGGCAAATGTGCCGCGACCTGCGGGCGCTTGAGGAGAAGTGACGTCATGCCGCATTCTCCTGTTCAGAAGCTTCCATCGCCTGCAGGATGCGCTCGCGCGTCTGCGTCCTCGGTTCGCGCCCGTCTCTCAGCTGGAAGACGAAAAGCGGATCGCCTGCGAACTGCTTGCCGAACTGCGTCGGCGTCATGTTCCGATCGGCGATGAAGGTTTCCACCGTGGTCTTGAAAGCTTCGAGTTCGGACACCGCCCAATTCCTAATAGGACTATCACTATAATGATAGGTACATTCCTATTCGCTTCCTGTCAATTCCTATGCCAGTGATTTTTTCATGGACCAGGTGAGACGAACGATTCTGAAGCGGATGCAGGAGCGAGGCCTGAATTACAAAGAGGTCTCGCTGGAGCTTGGGAAGAACGCCGCCTACATGCAGCAGTTCATGGAGAGGAACATTCCGGCCAAGCTCAAAGAGGATGTCCGCTCACGCCTCTCGGAGATCCTGGACTTGCCGGAAGGCGATTTGGGAGCTCCTGAACGTAGCGACGGCCGGTCTACCGATGACAAGAGCAAAGACATTCCCGAGATTGACCTGGTCGCAGGCCTCGGCGCCGGCGGTTTCAGTGCTCTCGAGCAAACCAGCCGGAACGGCATCACCTTCGCGAAAGAAGTCGTCCGCGATCACTGGCGCCTTCCCGAGTGGATGCTGGCGAGGATGGGCGTAAAGGCGGCTCACGTTGCCGCCTTCCCGGCGCAGGGGGACTCTATGTCACCTACCATTGGTGACGGCGACGTAGTATTCATCGATACGCGTCATCGAGTGCCATCACCGGATGGCGTCTACGCGCTTGCAGATGAATTTGGCGGAGTCGTCGTGAAGCGCCTCGAGGTGACATCGCGTCCTGGCGCCGAGACGGTGACCGTGAAGATAATCTCCGATAACCCGCGCCATTCGGAGCGCGAGTTCACTCTCGACGAGATCCACATCGTGGGTCGCTACATCGGCCGCTTCACCGTCTAGCTGCGAGAAACCGCTCGTTTCGCACTTTGATATCGGCCACGACGATGCCGACAACTCTTTCGTTGAAATCATCCCTGCCGATCGTCTTCGATCCGTAGCGTGGGTTTTCCCTGGACAGACAAAGGGCGCCGCATTTCTCCAGCGTGTTGGTAACGCGGTAGAGGTCGAGCGAGAGGCCGTCGTCGATGAGGTAGGTCCCCTCTCCCTGATATGCAGTTACCGGTGCGAGAAGCGCATAATCGCGCCCTCCGCGGAGCGCCGGCTCCATCGCGTCGGATTTCACCGCATGGATGCGGAAGCGACCAGACAGGAGAGCTTCGGGCGGAAGGTTCGGATTAAATAGCTCATGCATTTTGCGCCTCGCTGCAACAGCTTACCGATTTTGGGTACGCCCTGCACGTTAACGCAGCAGTTGCATGTTCCGACAGAAGTATTTCTTTAAGGGAATATTTGTGGGTTGTCACAGAACTGTCATACTTTCCGCGACCGAGCGCCGAGCGCCTCAACCTTTAAGACAGCTTTCTAACAATCCACTGCTTATCCGCCGGCACTTTTCTAGGGTTCTCTGGAACGTAGTTTAGGGAATACTCAAGTTTCCGGCGATTTCGGCTCAACGCGGCACAGCTTTTGTGCCTGAATCGAACGGTCACTTTTTCCGTACTTGGATAACATTTCGTTATCTGGACAGTCCGCCTCGGAAACGTTCACGCCAGCCTCTTCCAGAGAAAAACCGATCGCGTATAGGCTAATTCCTATTTTTCCTATTGACATGTAAATAGGCTTTTTCCTATAGTCCTCCTATCGACACGGCAACTTCCTGCCGAAGGGGTTTGGACATGGGCACGATGGTTACCCGCTACCGCATTGAAGACGAGGTTGGCCGCGTCCTGACCGATGAGGGCTTCTTCTCCTACGAGGTCGACGACGCTCTGATCTTCCGTTCGGAAGAAGCTGCGATCGAGGAAGCCGCCGCCTTCCCCGGCACGACCGTCGAAGGCTTCGAGCGCTGGTCTGCCTTCCCTGATTTCCCTCTTTCAATTGCCGCCGAAAGGAGCGCCGCATGACCCCGCGCCGCGTGAAGCTGCACGAACTGTACCGCGAGATTGAAGCGCTCGGAGGCGGCTCGTTCTCCGCCGAGGACGAAGCTTATAACCGTGCGATCCTTGATGCCTGCGCGATCTTGCGCGCCTCCGGCTTCGGCGAGGGCTTCTACATCGATCAGCGCGAATACGAGAACCGCGTGCGGATATCGCATGGGGCGCGATTGGAGGCGGCAGAATGAAAGAGTGCCCCGCCGCCGCTTTCGGCTGCTCCTGCAACCGCTGCGTCAAGCCCGAGCCGGACCTGACTGCGCTCAAGCAGTTCAACCGAGCAACCTACACTACTGCTCTGTTCCTGATCTTCCTCGCGACTTTTCTCGGCGTGCTCGCCGTCGGCTTCTGGAAGACGGAACAGGTCCACCTTCAAATCGTCAAAGCCAGGAGCGTCTGACATGACCGCACCAGCAATCGAACACAGCATCCGCCGTCAGACCGAGGCGGCAAAGGCCCTTCTGGCCGATCTCCGCAACCGAGGCGCCGATGACGACGCCGAACTGGTCGCCGACACCATCGAAGGCGAAACGAACCTCATGGAGGCCATCGAAGAGGCAATCGCGGAACTCGACGAATGCGATGTTCTCGTGATTGGGCTCAAAGCCAAGGAAGCCGAGTTCGAGGCGCGCCGCAAGGCTGTCGAGAAGCGCGCCGAGCGCATCCGCACCCTGATCGAGCAGGCGATGCTCGCCACCGATCAGACCTCACTTAAGCTGCCGACGGCAACGCTGTCGCTCACCAAGCGCGCCGCCGGCCTGATCGTCACCGATGAAGCCGACATACCGGCCAAATACTGGGTTGAGCAGCCGCGCCCCGCGCCGAAGCTCGACAAGAAAGCTCTCACCGCCGATCTGCGCGAAGGCGGCGCCACCATTCCCGGCGCCACGCTCGACAACGGCTCGTTCTCTCTCACGGTCCGGAGGAAGTGACCATGAATTCTATCACCACGTTCGACCTGACGTCCAAGCAGATCACTTTGGTCAAGCAGACCATTGCGAAGGACTGCAATGACGAAGAATTCAACCTCTACATGGAAGTCGCGAAGGCCAAGCGCCTCGACCCGTTCCTGAAACAGATCATCCCGATGGTCTTCTCGAAGAACAATGCCGAGAAGCGCAACATGACCATCATCATCAGCCGCGACGGCCAGCGCGTTATCGCGCAGCGCTGCGGCGATTACCGGCCGGCGAGCAAGCCCCCGTCCTATGAGTTCGATCCGGGGCTGAAAGGTCCGCTGAACCCGCACGGCATCGTTTCCGCGACTGTCTTCCTGTGGAAGCAGGATCCGAAGTCTGGCGAATGGTACGAAGTCGCCGGGCAGTCCTTCTGGGACGAGTTCGCTCCGATCAAGGAGGAGTGGGCGAAGAACGAGCAGACCGGCAAGAACTACAAGACCGGCAATCAGACACTCGACGATAGCGGCAACTGGGCGCGTATGCCGCGCCTGATGATCGCCAAGTGCGCCGAAATGCAGGCGCTGCGCGCCGGCTGGCCCGAGCAGTTCACCGGTCTCTATGACGAAGCCGAACTGGACCGCGCCAAGGTTCTCGACCTCACCGCCTCTGAAATCGTCCTCAGGGAGCGCGAAGACAACCGGATGCGCGCGATCGGCGCCGACAACTCCATCACCGTCACCTGGGGCGACAACTGGGCGCTCGAAAACGTTCCGGTCGGGAAGTTCGCCGACGAGGTGATGCGCTTCATCAAGGAATCGACGCCTGAGACCGTGGCGAAGTGGCAGGACGCGAACCGAGAGCCGCTGAAGCGCTTCTGGGCTCTGCAGCCGGGCGACGCGCTCGCACTCAAGAAGGAAATCGAGGCGGCAATCGCGCGTAAGCCGAGCCGGCCGGTGGCGAAGGGGCCGTCCGACGCCGAGCTTCTCAAGCAACCGTTGGCGGCGGGCTGACCATGGGCGGCCCTGTCCTTCTTCAATGGAACGGCGAGGCCTTTGAGCCGGCGAACCGGCACTGGGCCCGCGAGTGCGACAAGCGCTTCGTGGTCGGCGAGTTCTATACGCTCGCCGACCACAACGACCGGAGCATGAATTCGCACCGGCATTATTTCGCCGCCGTCGCCGACACCTGGCGCAATCTGCCGGAGCACTATTCCGGGCTGCCGTTCGCCGAATCCGCCGAGCACCTACGCGCCTATGCGCTGATCCGGACCGGCTACTGCGACGCTCACACGATCGTCTGCAGCTCGAAAGCAGAGGCGGCGCGCATGGCTGCGTTCATCCGGCCGATCGACGCCTTCTCGGTCGTTGACGTCAAAGAGGCGACGGTCACCCGGTACGTGGCGAAAAGCCAGTCGATGAAGGCCATGGGCAAGCAGGAATTTCAGGAAAGCAAAACGGCTGTCCTCGACTTCCTCGACGATCTGATCGGCGTCGAGCGCGGCACAAGTCAACGAAATGCGGGAGCCGCAGCATGAAGAACCCGTTCCCTGTCAACCTTCAGACGTCCGAAGATGTGCGCAAGGCCGGTTGGCAGGCGGAAACCCGCGATGACGACGGCCACCTTTGCCGAACCCATGCGCCGTTCGAGACCGACGAGGAGATAGTCTGGCTGGTTCGCGAAGCGCTTGAGCACGGCGAGACCGTAACAATCTGGCCGGCGAAAGGCGGTGCGGCATGAACGCGATGCCCCTCAAGGCCTATGCAGTGCTCGAAAAGGACGAGTTCACCGGAGACATCTATTTCGCAAACCGCTCCATCGTCGCCGCCAAGGCCGGCGCTGCCGAGTATAGCGACGGCGAGCTGTCGTATGTCCAGTGCCGCCGCGCGCCGTGGGCCGACGCATTTGCCGGAAAGGGCGTCCCGGCAAAGGTTTCCGTCGATCATGGCTGGCGCTTCGAATGCAGCGGCTGCGGCATCACCATAGACGAAGATCTGGAGACGGAGCATCGTCTTCCCGTCTCCGGCGTCGTCGGAACGATGCACGGTGCTGTCTATTGCTGCGCGCGCTGCAAGTGGCGGCGCATGAAGAAGGAAGCCCGACGCCAAGAGGAGGAAGCGGCCGCCATCGACGATTTCAAGGCTATCGTCCGTCAGCGGTTCCCCGATGCCGAATTCTGCGACGACGAAGACAAGTTCCGAGGCCACCACGCCTACCTGACGCGATCCTGGGGCTCGCGCTTCTGGCACAGGGCTCAAATCATGGTCGCCTTCCGCTTCCCGGGCATGCAGATTGGCCCGGCGCACTTCCGCATGGACAGCCATCACAAGATCGGCCCGACGAACGCCTACTACACCTGCTGCAACGGCGATCGCGAAGCGTTCGAGGCCTACGCCAAATCAACGAAGGGAGCCGCGTGATGGCTGATCGCCCTATCCTCTTCTCCGGTCCGATGGTTCAGTCGCTCCTCGCCGGCCGCAAGACGCAGACGCGGCGTCTCATCAAGCCGCAGCCAACCGCGCCCTATTTGGAAAACGGCGACTGGTGGGATGAGACAGTGCCAGGCGCTGCAACACCAATGGTCGTGAAGGCTTATGTTGGAGACCGCTTATGGGTCAAAGAAACGCACGCTCGCGTTGGCGACAACGGCGATGATCACATGGCCTGCCCGGACCTTACCAAGCTGGTCTACTACCGCGCCGATGACGTGCAACCGGAGCTTTCTCGCTGGCGTTCGTCGATCTTCATGCGCCGGCAGGATTCGCGCCTGACGCTGATCGTCACCGACGTTCGCGTCGAGCGGTTGCAGGATATCAGCGAAGACGATGCCGCCGCAGAAGGGTGGCCGGCCCCTGAGCAGCGCGCGAGAACCGGCATCGCCGAGATCAAGGACGCCTATCCGATCGGCTGGTATGCATGGCTCTGGGACCAGATCAACGGGGCCGGCGCGTGGGACGCTAACCCTTGGGTTGCCGCCTACACTTTCACGGTCATCAAGCAGAACATCGACCAGGTCGACAGCGAGCGGACCGAATCGCGCCCTGCAGCGTCCTCGATAGAAACCACCAACAAGCAGCTCGACGCCTTGCAGCGGACGCGCAAGCTGACGGGGAGAGCATGATGAATTCAGCTCTCTCAAGTCTGATCGGGCGCCTTTTCACCTTTTCGGTTGCTACCGACGTTCGCGCCCTCACCGGAAGATGTTTTCGACTTATCGGTCTGCTTAATCGCCGACCGGTTACGGAGATACGGAGGATTTTCCGTTCCGCAAGGGCCCATCCGTGCATGGATGTGCATCATCATTTTAAAGTCCATCGCAGCGCTCCTTCGCGCCTGTTGAATGCTCAACGGCGTTTGACCAACAAGGTTCCTGCGTCGATCGCAAGATCGAGAATTCATTGCTGGGGGCGTGCGTGATGGCTCGCTCGGTGGAAGAATGGATCGGAAGAAACGACGACCAGAAGGTCCCGCCGCGTGTCCGGATGCGCGTCTTCGATCGAGAGGGCGGCATCTGCTATTTGACCGGCCGGAAGATCGATCCGATCCGGGATGAATGGGACGTCGAGCACAAGGTTGCGCTGATCCTTGGCGGCGAGCACCGGGAGAGCAATCTCTTCCCTGCACTGCGCGAGCCGCACCGCCGCAAGACGGCCGTCGAGATGAAGGTGAAATCCAAGATCGCCAAGGTTCGGAAGAAGCACCTCGGCATCACCAAACCGAAATCCAGCCTCTCCCACCCGCGCTTCAAGCGCTGCATGGACGGCACGGTTGTTGACCGCCGCACGGGGGAGGTCGTCAGCCGATGAGCCTTCCCTACTCCAACAGCACGTCCGGCCGTTCGGCGATGGACGATATCCGCAAGACCATCCAGGCTTTCGGATGCTCGAAGTTCGCCCCTATGGAAGATTTCGCCGAGGGCAAGGTCATCATCCAGTTCGAGTATCGCGGCCGGATGGTGCAGGTCGAGGCCAACGCGAAAGGCTACGCGGCCGCCTGGCTGAAGGAGAACCCGTATTCTAGCCGGATGCGGATGAGCAAGGCCGAGCACGAGCGGCGCGCACTCGAGAAAGGTCAGATTGCTGTCTGGTCGATCCTTCGCGATTGGATCAAAGGGCAGTTGACAGCGATCGAGACCGGCATCCTATCATTCGACGCCGCTTTCCTCGGGCAGATCCTGCTTCCGACCGGCGAGACCATTTACGAGCGCACGACGTCGCAAGGCCTTCTGCCCGCTCCTGAGAATGATGCCAAGCCATGACCTACACCGAAGCCACCATCCAATTTTACGAGCTGCCGGCGGACATCCGCGCTCGCGCGGAAGAACTCGTCGGCCCGACGATGACCCGCATGGAAACGATGGCGTTAGTCGGGAAGCTGATCAACGCTCTGACGATCGCCAAGGACCATGCCGAGTTTGAAGACGAAGTGCTCGACTTGATCGACAACGCCCTCGCCCCGCCAGATGGCGCTATTGGAAATCGGGGATAAGATGACCAAGCACGCTGTCATTCCCACAGGATGCTGGCCGGCCGTCTTACGCGACGAGCTCGCCGCCGCTTATGCTGGCGAGAAGACAGTCGATGCCTTTATGAGCCGGGTCGGGACCATTTGGCCCCTACCCTTTATCGACATGGGCACGGGCAAGGGCAAATTCCGGGCATGGCGGAAGACCGACCTAGACAAGGTGATCAATCCCGAGGCCGCGGCCGCCGGCGGAGACCCGGAGGCACTTTAATGGTTCCGGTGTCCATGCCGCGCTACACCTCGTTCAAGCGCAAACAGAACGGCTCGATCTCCTATTTCTGGACCTGCCCGACCGCCTTTCGCAAAGCCGGCGCACCCTACACCTCCGCCACGCTCGGGCACGACCTATCGCAGAAGGAATTGAACGAGGCGGCGGCCGTCTGGAATGAGCGTCTGGACGAGTGGCGCAAAGAGCGCAATCCCTTCCAAGAGCCTGACCTGACGAGATACGGCACGGTTGAGTGGCTGGTGAACGCGTATCTCAAGCATGACAGCTTTCTCGAGCGCGTCGCGGAATTCAGCCGGCCGGATTACCGCCGGGTGCTGGACCGCGTCTGCGACATGAAGATTAAGGCCGGCGCGACCGGCCCGCTATTCCGTTTCGGCGATGCCAAGATCAATCAGATCGGCGTCAGCACGGCGGAGAAGCTCTATCACGCGTTCCACGGCGAAGGCGCGGCACGGACATCGGAGAAGGTCATCACGTACTGCAAGGCCATGTGGAAGCGCATGCAGCCGCATCATCCTGACCTGTTCCGCAAGGACACGCCGAACCCCTGGGAAGGCGTCACGGTGAAGAAGCGGGAAAAGGCCGTGAAGGGACATGTCGACCGTGAGACGGTCTACGAGTTTGCCAAGGGAGCAATCAAGGAAGGACGGGGAGAGTTGGCGGCCGCCGCGGTGCTCGCCTTCGAGTGGCTGATGCGCCCGTCGTCGATCGGCGCCGGCTATGCCGCCTGGAGCGGCTATCGCGGCCCTTCGGATCCGGACAAGATCCAGATCAAACACAGGAAGAACGGGGAATCCGCCTCGCACCCGCTGGAATTCACCGAGGAGGACGGCACGACGGTGATGCTCTACCAGGACGCCGAAGAGGTCCTGGGGCAGACACCCCGCTACGGCACGTCGATCGTGTGCAAGAAGAACGGCCAGCTCTTCGGCGACGGGACGTACCTGGCGCACGAGGTCAGGGAGATGGGAGATAAACTCGGGATCGAAGGCTTCAGCCTGGATAAATGCCGGCATGGCGGCATGACCGAGTTGGAAGAGATGGGCCTGACCGAAGGTCAAGGCCGGGTGCTGTCGAAGCACAAGACGGCGAAGGCCTATCGAGGCTACGCCAAGGAGACGGAAAAGCGCGTTCTGGAAGCCACGAAAAAGCGCATGGGGGCGACTTCTGGCAAGGCTGTGGAAGAACAGTCCGAAAACGCAATTTCAGAAATGGCCAAGGACGTTTTTCAGAAATCCGCTATTGCAAAATCGGATCGGAAGGGCTAAACGCCCGCCATCGCTCGATTTTCCGAGCACGAGAGGCCTCGTGGCGGAGTGGTGACGCAGAGGACTGCAAATCCTTGTACCCCGGTTCAATTCCGGGCGAGGCCTCCATTAGACACTCAATTATCGATTCTACGCCACGCGATCAGGTGCTCGATCCGGCGCAACGCCCTTAGCTGGTAGCAATCTGCTCCCGGCTTTCCCACAGCTCACGTCGTTGTTTATGGGTCGTCGAGCCGCGACCCAAAATTAAATCGCCGCGTCTTTCGCCTGCCGGGCCCTATAGGCTAGGCTTGGCGCGAAGCGGCCCCGAAGTCTCTACCTGTTGAGCCGATTAGACCGGTACGCTCGACAAGAGCGCCGCCAAGAGCGCCGGATGCGGCGAGGCAGTTGACAAGCGCAGATAGCGGCCGGTCGGCTTTGAGTGGCGCGTCAGTGCGGCGTAGACAGATTTGTCTCCAGGTACCGCGGCGGGATGCTCCAATATTCTCGCCAGCTTCGTCAGCAGTTTCAGGCGCATCCGCCTGAGCTTGATGTCGTTCGCGGGGCGAGAGAGAGCGAAAATGCGCAGGAAACTCTTCTCTCCCGTACCGTCAACGCAGATGAGTTCATCGTCACCACGGCGATCGGTAACGACGAAATTGCCCGGATTTACATCCATCATGACGATGTGCAGGCGGCGAAACCGCTCGAAGATTTCGTCGACCATCGTGAGATGCCTGGCGGTGAGCTGCCCCGAAAACGCCAGTTGAGCGAGGGTGGGCGCGAGCTGCCCATCGCGCCTGGTGATTTTTTCCACCACGAGGCCCAGGCCGTGCTCGGTCTGAGCAAAGCCGAATATCTTCGGTATCGGCAGTTCGATACCGTCTGCGAGGGAGAACTTTCTCGCCTGTTCGAGGAACTCGTCAACTTCACGCCGAAACGTTCGATAGGCCCCGAAACGCTTGAACCGGTTGAGGAACGCTCTCTTTGAGATACGCGCGCCGCTTGCTTCTCTGGAGCCCAGCTTCAGAACCTTGATGAGAACACTCGGATAGAGCCGATTCTCGAAGATGCTGCGCTGATGGCCAGCGGCGCATTCACGCCAATTAGAAAGTTCGATCCTGTCGTCGAACATTTTTCTGAGCCCCGGATTATGACAGTTTTGTAACAAGACTGTGTCCGTGGGGAAAATTCAAGAGAAGCGTGCCTCTAGGCGTTATCTCTACCTTACATAGTATATGGCAGTTGCAGTCCTGCCACGGTAACAGCGCAGAATCGGAGCCACCACGGTTGCAAGCGGCGGCCGCCGTAACCTGGCGCCGTTGATCTCAGCGTAAGTGACAAGCCACCGCCCGTGCCTGGTGCATCACGGAAGTGTCGGAATGCGTTAAACGACGTGGGTGGAAGCAAGCGTCACTGAGTTCCGGCCGGCTCTACTTCCCGGAATTCTCCGTTCCGCGTCGACGCGCCCACCAGACGGCAAGCTTGCGGCGGGCGCGGCGCACCGCAGGTATGTCATGCGACAGAACGAGCAGCCCGAGCGGCACCATCCAGAATCCGAGAACCGGAAGAAAACCGAGCAGACCACAAACGACGAGCAGCGAGCCGATCAAGATGCGCAGGGCCGGCGAGTGGGGCAGCCGGATTCGCCACCTGCCGAGCACGATTTGATGCGTTTGCGGATCGATGCCGAAATATCTCTTCTTGCCGCCGTTTGCCATTATGCCTCTTTAAACCAACTTCCCAACAGTTGGTGCCTTCTCCACAGGGTGACAACCGCGGCCCGAGATTTTTTTTGAAAAATCGCTTGGCAAATCGGAAAAGCATTTGTATTAGCAGCCTCACTTCTGCGGCGCAGATGTTCCCTGGTAGCTCAGCGGTAGAGCACTCGACTGTTAATCGATAGGTCGCCGGTTCGAATCCGGCCCGGGGAGCCAGTTTCAAAAGGCCTGCACTTCTAATGGTGCAGGCCTTTTTCTTTTCACCTTCAAAGACTTATCAAGACAAGTGCGCGAGCCGCACCTCGTAGAGTTCGATTGGAACTTGCCATTTTGGGTACTTTTTGGGTACTTTTTGACCTACAGGACAGCGGAGAAGCGGCATTCGATGGGCTCGGATGATATTTCACGTTACGTTGTGAAACACCCAGCAAGCGGCATCTACCGATATTACCGCCGTGTTCCGACTGATGTCGCTCATCTCGACAAACGCTCCCATATCAAGAAGTCGCTGAAGACAAAGAGCCTGAAGACTGCCTTGGAGCGGGGACAACTGGTGCATGACGCAGCCGAGGACTTCTGGCGCGCGCTCCTCGCCGGAAATGAAAATGACAACGCCTTCGCGCGCTACGAGGCCGCGGTTAAGATCGTTCACTCGCTCGGTTATACGTACAAGCCGGTCACCGAATTGGCGACGGGGCCATTCGACGAATTACACGAACGACTCACTGTCGCCAGGAGGCACGCAAGCCAGCCGGCCATCGTAGAGGCGGTCTTGGGCGTAGTCGTTGAGCCCTCACCACGCCTCAGCGATATTTGGACGCTCTACGAGCGGCACAATGCCGCCGGCCTGACGGGCATGTCCAAGGATCAGTTGCGAAAGCATAAAACCTCGCGCAAGAGGGCAATTCGTTACGCGATCGAGGAGCTCGGCGACGTGGAGTTGGCGGGGGTTCGCAGGCGGGATGTCCTGAGGCTCCGAGAGTGGTGGACGAGCAAAATTGCTAGAGAGGGCCTGACAGCCTACAGCGCGAATCGCTGCTTCAGCGACATTATGGGTATGCTGTCGGTGATCGACGATGCGTTGCATACCGATTTTCATTTGGCATGGGAAAGGGCACGCATCAAGGAAACTAACGCGACCAAGCTTAAGAAGCGCCCCCCCTTTCCCATCGCTTGGATCCGCGAGAAAATTCTGGCGCCAGGTGCGCTCGATAACATGAACGAGGATGCGCGTTTTATCGTCTATGCAATGGTGGAGACAGGCCTGCGCTTAGGTGAGGTCTGCAATCTGCGTCCGCAGGATATTCGGCTCGATGATGAGGTTCCGCATGTCGAGGTCGCTGATCGCGAGGATCGGCGGCAAAAGACCGATTATTCGATCAGGCGGGTGCCGCTCGTAGGCGTCTCTCTATGGGCGATGAGAAAGCGCCCTGAAGGTTTCAAACGCTACCAGGACAAGGCCGATCACGCCTCGGCGCTGATCAACAAGGTGATGCGGAACGCTAAGCTCTTCCCCAGCGCCGATCACGTTATCTATTCGCTGCGTCATAGCTTCCAGGACCGCATCGAGAGCGCCGGCTGCTCCGAGCGGATGCAGGCCGATCTGATGGGGCACGAGTTCGGCCGGCCGAAATATGGCGACGGCGCGGACATGGAGCAGCGGCAGGAGTTCCTGCAGGAAATAGCGTTTACGTGGCCACCGGGCGACAAAACGGACTAA